AGTGGGCTCTGTGGGACTTGAACCCACGACCAAGGGATTATGAGTCCCCTGCTCTGACCAACTGAGCTAAGAGCCCGTATTCGGTTTTCCCTCAGACTTTTTTGCAATCAAAACGTTCATGGGGGCTCCATTCCAGGCAACTTGAAAATATTTATCTTGATGGCTGCCGCAACATGGTGTTCCCCATGTGGCACCGTTCTTACATTGCTTGCCCTTGCTAGTTTTTGCTAGGCACCTGACGTATGTCATGTTTATTTTTTATTCTCTAGATTCATTTTCAATTTCCTCATCTCCTCTACTTGTAGCCATTTTTTGAGTTTCTCGCTCCGTATATGCACTTGTGATTGTCGTGCCACATTTGCACATGTTCCCACTTGTGCCAGCGAAATGATTTCTTGCGACACTCCGTACAAATTCCACGAAAGCTTTTATCGGTGCTTATATTTAAAAGTGTTTCCATTTATTTAATTTTGTTCTCTTTGTAAAACAATTCTAGTGCTTGTCGGATTACAGAACTTCTAGCAAGCTTCATGTTCTGAGATGCTAGTTCCATCTTTCTAGCGCTTTCTCCAGAAAGGTAAACAACCAATCTCTCTGATTCTTTTTTACTCATCATTCGCCTCTTCTGAATCGGTAGAACTCATAAATTTATTAGCAGATGGAGTTACTGGAGGGAAGCGCATTATTGGTAGGTCAATATAGGGATGTTTTGGCAGACGCATTAACTCAAGTTCATGTTCAAGTTCATGTATCCTTATCTGGAGACTCAGTATATCTGGATAGTTGTCTATTGAACGTGGACACTCATTGCATGTGTACTTTCCACCTGGGGTGAATGGCTTCCAATGTTTCATATCATTCCCTTCTTTCGTTAACTATAGTACCGCACCTGGGAATTGAACCCAGCCGTGGATGTTTATAAGACATCTGTGTTCTACCAGCTCACCCGTGCGGTCAGAATCATGCCCGCACAAAGCGGGCTAGGTTATTGAATTCGCACGAAAAATTGAGCTTGGCACGCCGTTATTATATCTGGCTTTTTTTATTTTTCTATTTTTTTACCGAAATATTTCTTCATTTCATCTCCATCTAATATTATGTCTGGAGTCATGTTTCTTATATCCAGCAACCTGTCTATGACGCTACTAATTGACAAAAGCCTATGTTGGTCATGAGCGTATATACTGGAAAGTTCTTCTAGGTAATCGTCTATTTCTTTCACTTCTGAAGCATACACGATTAAGGTTGAATATTTTTAAAATAATATTTGTTAGAGGTTGTTGTATTTAAAAAAATCTCATAATATAACAACAACCTACAAACAATGGCTAAATGCCTAAAGGAGATTAAAATGTCCGAATACAATAAGCTTAAAAGCAAAGGACTTGGACGCGGTCGTCCAGCACTCAGCGCAGAAGAGCGTGAATCACGCCGTGACAGCAATGCGAAGCGCCAAGAAGCACGTCGTCGTGCTCATATTGTTTTGCAGCATAAGTACGCTGAAGAGTACGAGCGAATCTTCTCTACAGAGCTTCGTGAACTTACAAAAAAGTAATACTTTTTAACTAGACACCAGGTGATTTAACGTCGCCTGGTGTCTTTTTTTTATTCATTTTGAACTCAAGTGATGCTATTTGATCAAGCATATCTTCTCGTTCTGCTTTGTCTTTTTGCTCGTAAATTTTAACGCTACTTATCTGGGCTTTTTCTGATGAGTTTCTTATTGGAAGTGGCATTTTTACATCTCGTAATATTTGTTGTTGTTTTTTTGTTTATGTGGTCTTTTGCGTGATTCGCCGTAAGCAGTTTGAACCCATGTATCGTAATCTTCTGGTATTCCAGAATTTGATATTACGTATTTTTGATACATTTCAAAAAGATCTTCATCTTCCTCAAAATTTGGCATTTTATTTTTTATCTTTCATATATTTATGTACTTAACTTTTTATTTTAGAAATCAATTTTTGATTTTATCCTGATTGACGTTCCTGCCCACCTGTCGTTGTTGGCTAAGCGCATTCTTGCGTTCTTGCTCAACTCCGCCAACTGTCTTGCGCCGTATTCCATTTTTTTTCTACTCTTGGACACTGCTTGCTCCATCCAGTAATGGGACATGTCAGCATGTGCGCCAAATGCAGCGCCAAGATTCTCTGCTAAACGGCGCGCTGCTTCGTCTTGCGCTGTCGTTGAGTATGACTCTCCGCCAGTGAATATTTTTCTTGCTCCCATTTCCTTAAGCATGTCAGCTACTTCTTTGTCAACAGTGTCACTGTTTTTGTTTTTAACTACTCTTGCGTTAGGAAGCCTTAGCGGTTCTCCCGGTTTTGGAACTAGATACGTATCTACGGGAAATAAAACATCAAGACTGTCTGGGTTTGCATCAAGAACGTCTTTTAATGGAACAATAATTATATTTGTCCCAGAATCACTACGTTGTCTCCACATGTGACCCTGAGCTAGGTGGTTTAGCGTGAAGTGAAGAGTGTCTCTGTAGTATTCGTATGGTTTTCCATCAGCGTCTACAGTTTCTCCATCATACCCTTTTATTTCATAGTCACCCATTGGACGCAGAATAATATTTCCATCTTCGTCTTCCTCTGTGTCGTATTTTGATTCATGGACTAGATAGAGGTCTTCAATTTTCAGATCAGACACACCTTCTCTGGCCATTTCAGATTCTATTTGCTTTAATCGTTCTTCAGATCGAGTAAAGCCAGTCAATCTTTCCTGTCTGGCTTCTTCTATTAGTCTTTCTCCGCTCTCAGCCAACGCATTGAACTCATCCATGGCATCTTCGTCGCCCCTTGACCCGGCATATAGGAGTGCTTCAACCTTGGTGCCGTCTCCTGACGCAGCCTTTGCTGCCGTCCACTTGAGTGCGAACTCCTGTCCCTCTATTGAATCAGGAGAATACCCAGTTATCTCGTATGGGTTTATAGCAACTCTTTCAAAATCTTGCTCACTCCAGTCTTCCCCAGAGAATTCATCTTGCGACATGAACGCTACTTTTTCTCCACCAATATCCCATACGTCTGCTTCAAACGACACGTCCTCCGAAGAATTAACTGCCTTTTCTTTACTTGAAACAGATGTTGGTTCTGGTTTGAGGTCGCCTCTTTTAAAATTCCTAGAAACTTTTTTGCCAGACGATAAACCTATTTGCTTACTATCCTTAACATCGCCTCTGTCAATCAAGAACTCCAAGTCAAATGGCGATAGGTCTCCAAATTCGTTGCCATCTTGTTTTTTTATTTTCTGTTTTGCTGCGCTTAATCCAGAACTGAGCGAACTAGCCGTGTCGTTATCAACCTTTTGTAAAGATAGGAAATCAGCCATGTCCTTTTCGTACTGAGCCATTTCTTGGGCGTACTTTTGTTTCTTGGCATCTTGTCTCTTTGGTATGCCTTCTACGTCTAATAGTTGTCTTGGTGCTCTCTGATTTCTAATGCCATACTCAAACATCTTGTTCACGATCTCTGCAGATGTTTCTGAATCTACGTCAGCAGTATGCCAACCACCAGCCATATCAACTCCAAGGTAATCAGCAACTGGACCCAGTGAACTAGATGCAGACTTCTTTCCGTTCCTCTCGGTAAATGGTCCATCTGGATTTTCTGGAGACCATCTTGGCAGTAACTCATCAGCCATTGGCTTGCTATCAATTACGCCAGCATGTTGAAAGTCAAGACCGCTTTCACTGAGAGATCTTTCAAGAAAACCTAAGTCAAAAGGAGTGTACTGACCGCCAAGTAAAGGGTTTTTCCCCGCCCACGTAATAAACTGAGCGTGAGCTTCTTTATTTGACATCTGACTATCAGCCCACTCTTGAGTTAGTGGATCGCCATTTGCGTCTTTCAGATTCTTGAGTGACCACTCACTTAATTTTCTGTCTGGTTTTATAAATAGATTAAATCTTTCAACAACTTTTCCGCCCTTAACTCTGACAGCACCAAGTTGAACTGGCTTGTCTTCATCTCCAAGACCAGTTGTCTCGTAGTCAAAAAATATAACCTCTAGAGCCTCGTACCTTTGTTTCATTTCTTCGTATGTTGTACAGCCCTTGAATATCTCTAAGAATTTTCCAGTGAATGGGCCATTGTCGGGTGGTCTTGGAGCAAAAGGTTCTCTTGCGGGTTTTTTTGCTTCTTCTGGTTTGCTGATTTCTTTCCCTAAGTCAAGCGATATCTGATCGGTGTCTTCTTTTCTTTTTCTCTTACGACCAGAAGAAAGTCCATTTGGAAGGACGTCCCAAGGAGATTCGTCTTTGTCAACATCGAGCATGTCTTCTATGTCTTTTTTCAAAACATCATTTATGGCGAAATGTTTTACTTCTCTGTTTGGGTGAAGATATGCAGAAAAACCTTCCGCAAGCATCTCACTCATTGATGAGTGTGCGTAAGCCGATCTAGCCCACGGCATACTCTTGTCGGAACTTCCAGATAGCAAATTCTGGACAAGTGGTTTTTCTGTATTATATTTTTCAGCTATTGATTTTTGTTTATATGAATTTTTTCTTGTAAGTAATTTCTTGCCTGTTGGCATCTCGTCATCTTCACTCATTAAGGCATGAAGATAATGACCCCACTCATGCCTAATTATTCCACCAAGCGTTTCATCAATAACAGCCATTCCAACCGGAGTTGTGTATCCGTCTTCACCAAAATTTATTTTGTTCTGGTCAATGGGGGAAATAAATACTGTTCTTATGTTTCCATAGGTCGTTGCGACTGGTGGATCTACGTCAACATTTTCAAGGTCTGGTCTTTTTGCTACTGCATCTGCTGCGTATATTTTTTGTTCTGGCAAATCCATGAACGCATCATTTGCTGATTTTGTTCTTTTTACAAAAGACGGCATTCCGTAGTTTGAAACAGCCCATTGAAATGATGGTGATTCATCTATTGCTTTTTCAACAATCGCTCTTACTTCGGCAACCGCAGAATCACTAAAGTCAATCTGCTTGTGGGGGGCATCAAGCGCAGATGAAAATAGTAATTTTGCTTGTTTTTGCATTGCTGGATCAGATATGTGAGAAAGGCGGGAGTTTTTAAACATCTCCCACATTTGGTCTTCGTTGCCGGGAACAACAAGTTTTGAAATCTGCTTAGAGGTGAGACCCTTTAGCCAGTCTGCCCTGTTCGGCAATATTTGCTTTCCGTCAATTTCACTAATATCGCCTAATTTATAATCTTTTGCTTGGTGTCTTGCTAGCGCTTCAGATACTCCGCTTGGTAGAGCGCCGAGGGATGGACGAGCACTAGGTGGAGACTGCTCAGGTTGCATTTCGTTCTTTGGCGATGGTTTTGCTGAGCTCAGTCCCCCAACATTTGGTACTGCTGGCCTTCTGAAAAGTGGACTGTCATCTTGCACGAATCCATCATCATCACCGTCTATGGCTTTTGGGTCAAAGCTGTCAACAGCTCCCCTAGCCTTACCGATAGTGCGACCTAATTTTCTAGATTTAGTATCTATTCTTCTTCTAAATCCCCTTGGCGTTCCATCAAGGTTGATGTATCTATTTTCCATGATTATATTGTAGTTCCTATTTTGGTAGACGTTTCCCACATTTAGTGCAAATAGTCGCCCAAGGGTAGAACTTAGTCATGTTCACTGGATGATCGCATTCGAGGAGTGATCTAGCAGCGGCATCAAGGGTGTCTCTTATCCATGAAGAAAGTGTTTCTCCTGATATCTCAGAAGCCTTTTTCCAGTAATCCCTTTGCTTATCTGTTGTTCTTATAAGAACCTGCTTGTCAGCAGTTCCGCCGTCTTCGTTGATTATTGGACTAACCCCAAGGTCTTTTGATTCCATTACCTTGTCTATGGCTGCTCTTATGTTGTTGTCTTTACTCATCTGCTTCTCCAACTATCTCTGCATCAACTATTGAATCATCACCAAGCATTCTCTTGACCTGCTCGGGGGGTAGAACTCCAGATATCCCCATTAGTTCAAGAAGTTGTCTTGCCTCTGTCTCTGGATTAAATGCATCAACTGCAGGTATGTCGCTTATTGACCCAGCAAGCGTGGCCTTTATCGGTTCCGAGTTTCTGGACTGAACATCCATCTGGACACTGACGTTGACCTGATCCATTCCTAGCAGCTTTGTTCTTCTATCCATGATTGACAGAACTTGCTGGATGGCTTTCAGGTCTGGTTCTATTTGTACTTCTGTACCATCGTCCATTACCTGTCTGCGGTGTTGCGTGAGTGGCCATATTGCCTGCTGAAGACTATCTAAGCGTTCCAACTCAAGACGAAGTACTTCTGGGTAGGCAAGAAGAACTTCTCTGTTCATTTTTTCAAGCTGACGCTGTATGGATTTTGATACGGCTGCTGTTGTTATTCCGAATCTGCGCGCTATCTCGCTTGTAGATGTACCCGCTTGGCGCATCTTGAATATGCGCATATCACGTTCTGATAAAAATTCTTTCGTAACAATTTTGTTTGATTTTTCGTCAGCCATTACACACCTAAGACAACTGTAGCCGAACTATGTACTAACTTTAGCGAACTCCAGTACGTGGAATGGGAACATCTTTCCTCTAGTTATTTTTGTGGGCCATTGCCTCTCGTCTCGGGCTCCACGGAAATGCCTAAGATCATATACATACGGGGTTGGGGCAGTGAAGTCTGGGGTTATGGATATTCCGAATTCTGGCCACCTAGACCACACTGCTGATCCGAATGGTCGCAGGTCTCTGGTCGTCATACTTGTCCCAAGTGGGGCGTGGTGTTCTAGCCATAGAGCACATCCGTAGATGGTTCTGATGTAGTCAAGATATTTTGCAACCTCCAACGCAACTGCCTCGGATGTTCTTCCACCTGGGTCAACGAACGACTTATACAACGGCCCCAACACCAGTAGCTCTGGCTTTGCTTCCTCTATTTGTTGCTCCAGAAGCATCCTGTCTTCTTTTTTCAGAAGATCAAGACCTGCTGGCTGTGTATAAAGGTAGTTTGATGGATTTTTCATTCTTGACCTAGAAACGGCAGCCTCTAGAATTCTTCTTGATGTTCTCCTAATAATTCTTTCTGGGTTTTCTAAGTCAATGGTGAGCGTTCTTACGGGTTTTATATCCTGAAGTGTGAACGGATGTATCCCACATGATGACAAAATTGCCACTTGCCTAGCAAGCATTGTTTTTCCGACACCTTCGGCGGCAACAATTATTACTCTTTCTGATCTTTCCAGCAAGCCCGGAATAATCCAGTCGTAGGAATCGTCATCTGATTCTTTTACGAATTCATCCCAAAGGACTAGACGACCCGTGTTGACTGGTTGCTCAGAAGATGTTGATTCAAGAATTGAATATGTCTTTGCAATCTTTTGGATTAGTGACATATCATCTCTTGATAGGAGAAGTGATATTTTTTCCAGAGCCAATTCTTCGGCTGATTTTTCTACTTCTTCTACTGCTTCGGCTTGTGGCTTATCTACGTCACCATCAAACCCGAGTTCAACCAAATCAGAAAAACGACCACCAGCAACAATGTGGTCAGTAATGTCCTTAGACGTAGGGGAGTGCATCACCATGACGGAACAACCAGCGGCAGAAAGTTCTTGCGAAACTAGTTTGGCATGGTTTTTTCCAGGTTCATCATTGTCGGCGATTATTGTTATGTACCCACCACGAAGTGTTTCCGTGTGAATGTCAAGCCATTTGCCAGCACCTCCGGGCATTGTCGTTGCAATTACCCCTTTTTCTGTGAGCGTGTCAGCATCTTTCTCGCCCTCAACTAAAAATACTCTGTCACCATTTTTTATTGCTTGAGTAACTAGTGGTAAATTATACAAAACTTTTGGAGTGTCACCAAGCGAGTAGACCCATTCATCTTTCCCGTTTCCCACTGGTTTTCTTTGTCTAAAAGTCTTTTTACCATCTTGATCTATGTATCTGACTTTTTGGAATAGAAGATTCCATTCTTCGTCAACGTAGTCGTACGCCTTGACGAAAGTTATATATTCTTTTTTCTTTTCTAACTGCTTTTCTGGCATTAGGTCAGCAACCTTTATTCCAACAGAAGTACATATTGCCCCCACATCACACACCCCCCTGTGGCAGTGAACTAATGCCCTTCCGTCATTTCCCTCACTAACCACAAGGCTGGGATTCTGATCGTCATTTCTGCATGGGCATCTTGCTTGCCATCCAGTTGAGGTTTCTTTTACCCCCTCAAGCCTGTCTAATAAATTTTGTACCTGCGGTGAAGTGCTCATGAAATATCCGTTTTTGCGTAGTTGTAATTATTGATAATCACTCCAGCACTGTACGAAACATTTTTTATATACCCCGATAGGACTATTCCTCTTTTGTTTCTCATATCCGCTCTTTGAGATTCGTTTTTTCCACCCCATGTTCCAAAAGGTTCATGCCTTAGTGAGTATTCGAGGCAATGTTCCCGAACTTCGCATCCTCCACATACTTGAGCTACGTAGGTGTCATTTGCAATTTTCTGTTTCTTCTCCGAAGGATTCATTCCGCCTTTTTTTATTGACGGAAACCAAAGCTGAACATCTTTCCCGGCACAAGACCCTCCAACTGGAGCGAAGTCGTAGTTGCTCATAAATTCCCCTCTACAGATGCATATTTTTAATTAGGTTTTGAGATCCTAGCAACATCATGTGAAGAAAGAAATACCACTGCGCTCTTAATTACAAATTTTCCGTCAACGTCACGAACTGATATGTCAATCGCATCAATGGGAATACCAAACCTACTGGCAATACCGGATCTAGTTCTTTCTACTGTCATTTCAAAATCAGTTAAAGACTGTTCTTCTTCTTCTTCTTCAAAAATATGAACAGGAGAAGCGGAAATGGCTTTCATCTCCGATGACTTTTCATCCACGCGAAGGCACCATGCACAAGCAAGCGACTCGGTAGAAGATGCTCTTGCTCTTGATTCAACGTGACCACAAGAAAGTTTATGCAAATAACGCACCTGACCCCAAGAGCCAGTTTTAGTTACTTCAGTTACTTTTCGTCTAGGAGCACGGCGATGCTCTGTGGACATATTTTATTACTTGGCTTTAATACCAAGAATACGACGCCAGAACTTAATTTTCTTTTGGCCGTTGTTGATTGCTTCACTGAAGATAGTGGTTGCTTCCGAGATCAACTCATCAGCTTTCTGAGTATCAATCACTTCGCTTGCTTCAGCGACTAAGCGTGAAAGACCAGCGCGATCAATTACATCATCAATGAATGATCCACTAGTGCTTTCTTCTTCAACTTTAGTTGTTGCTACTTTTTTAGCTGGTGCAGTCTTTTTTGCTGCAGCTTTTTTTACAGGTGCTTTTTTAGCAACTGTTTTTTTAGCAACTTCTTTTTTTGTAGTTGATTTTTTAACTGGTGTTTTTTTGTTATTTGACATGACAGTAATACTAGTCACAAATGTTTCCCTCATGGCGGAATTGCACCTCCCCTAGAAAAATTTAAAACAGTTTAGGCTCTTAGTATGGAGGACAGTTACGCCGACAATTTCAGTAAACTCGCACTAGCTGCCACATCTGCGCAGCTAGCCAAAACTGTCTGCGTTCAAGAATACGGGGTCGGCGAAGATCTAACCTTTAATTTCATGGGGTGGAATGGTGATGAACTCATCATTGTTTGCCAAATGAAAAAAGAAATGATGCGAATGCACCCAAATGATAGGTTGGAGCGCTGTTCTTCCCTACTTACCGCACTCCGCAGGTACTGGTACATTACCGCTGTAACTATGGTTGCCGAAGGGTATTGCTCTCTTGACCCAGAAAAGACAAAGGGTGTTGAGTTAGCCAAAGATTTTGCAAAACAGGATTCAGCAGTTGAGGAGTGCATAACGCTAACTCATGCAGAAATAATTGATAACACTATAATTAATGTTAATTTAATTGCTTTACCATATGTTTACGAAATTGGAAGAAACATAACTTGGCTAGAACTGCTCACTTGGCCGACGAAGGCTGAAAAGATACTAAGAAATTCAGAATATCCAAAAATGCTAGAAAACTGCCTTAGGGGTGGCGTTGCTATGGATGATATTCCCATAGAGGCATACGACGAACTTCGTAGCACAATAAATCAAAATGGATTCTATATACAGGAACTATTTTAGTACAATCTACTTATGGACAGGCCATTCTACGATTCTCAATATAACAATTCAGAATCTTCACGTAGGCTCTTTGATGACACCACAATAAGCGGAGCAAATAGGGAACCATGCATTGTCTGTGGACACCCAACCGGCGACTGTCACGGAGAGTCTGCCCCACTAAAGGGAATAGCTGGCTTCGGTATTACTGAATCGCTTAAGCAAGTGCAAACTTTTTATGTTGAAGAAGATATTTATGAAGAAAAACAAATAACTCCGTTCACGAAAATAAAAGTGCTTGTCCATCGAGCAGGAAAGCACATTCCGTACTTAGAAGCAGAAAAACTTGGGTTAATTGTTGACAAAAATGGTAAATAAAAAACACAGAAGTGCATATTTGTTAACGGCAAAAATTTAACACAACTTTAGACTCTTTCAGTATTTTGTGGTACGTTAAACTCTTACTTCCAAGTCAATCACAACACACCTAGGAAAATCATGAAAATTCTTGAACAATCATTTGTAGATTCGTATTCCCAAAAAGTAGCCCCATGGGGTTTTAGTGGCTTGGGTGAAATCGTTTTCTTGCGTACGTACAGTCGCAAAAAAGACAACGGTGACACTGAAACATGGCCCGAAACAATTCAGCGTGTTATTGATGGCGCTTACGCTATTGGTGTTCCGTACACCAAGAAAGAAGCGGAAAAATTGTTTGACCACGTATTTAATCTTCGCTGTTCTTTTAGCGGAAGAGCGCTATGGCAACTCGGCACGCCAATGGTTGAAAAGTTTGGCGGAGCATCTCTCAATAACTGCTACTTCACCAACATTGAAAAAGTTGAAGACTTTGAGTTCCTGTTTGAGTACTTAATGCTTGGTGGTGGAGTTGGATTTTCTGTTGAGCGCTCAAAGATCCATGATCTGCCAAAGGTAAGGGGATCTGTTGTTATCTCGCATGAGCGCAGCAATGACGCAGACATAATCGTCCCAGACAGTCGTGGCGGTTGGAAGCGTCTTCTTCATAGCGTTCTCAAGTCCTACTTTGAGACTGGCAAGTCGTTTACCTACTCAACAATTCTCGTCAGAGAATACGGTGCTCCGCTTAAGGGATTTGGTGGGACAGCATCGGGGCCAGGGGCACTAATTGACGGAATTGCCGATATCTGCAAAGTGCTAGATGGAAGAGTTGGAAAGAAACTCCGCTCTATTGATGTGCTCGATATTTGTAATATCATTGGACGAATTGTTGTTTCTGGTTCATCTCGTAGGTCTGCTCAGATCTCAATGGGAGATCCTGACGACGTGCTGTTTCTGCGTGCAAAAAACTGGTCATCTGGATCAGTGCCTGCTTGGCGTGCTAACAGCAATAACTCAATATATGCAGATGGGTACGAAGAACTCCCAGCAGAGCTCTGGAAGGGATATGACGGCTCTGGAGAGCCTTATGGACTCATCAACCGCAAGCTTGCACGCAATGTTGGTCGTTTAGGAGAGAAGCGATCAGATCCGAGCATTGAGGGATTTAACCCATGTGCAGAAATTGGTCTTGCAGATGGCGAATCGTGCAACTTGGCAACAATATTCCTGCCAAATATTGACACAATTGAGCAGTTCAAAGAAGTCTCACGCCTCTTGTACATGACCCAGAAGCAAATAACCCGCCTTGCGTACCCATATGAGAAAACAACCAATATTGTTCGCCAAAATGCTCGCCTAGGGCAGAGCATTACGGGCATATTGCAGTCCTCAAGCAAGCAACTCTCATGGTTGTCACCTGTTTACTCGTATCTTCGTGAAATTGATAAAGAGTATTCAGCGAAAAATGGATTCCCAGAGTCAATTCGCATGACTACAGTGCAGCCTTCGGGAACATTATCCCTTCTCCCTGGAGTAACGCCCGGCGTTCACCCAGCATACGCTTCGCACTACATTCGGCGTGTTCGGTTTGGCTCAAATGACCCATTGGTTGACGCATGTCGTAAGCGTGGATACAAAGTTGTTTGGGATATAGGCATTGATGGACGCGAAGATCACACACGTTATGTTGTTGAGTTCCCATGCCAGTCACCTGAAGGTTCAATTCTTGCCAAGGACATGACTGCCGTTGAGCAACTTGAGTGGGTAAAGAAAATGCAAACAGAATGGGCCGACAATGCCGTCTCTGTGACTGTGTATTACCGCAAGGAAGAACTTCCATTAATCAAGGAATGGCTAGAGAAGAATTACGACAAGAGCGTAAAGTCTGTTTCATTCCTGCTCCATTCTGACCACAACTTCTCGCTACCTCCATACGAGGAAATCACAAAAGAAGTGTATGAAAAACTCTCCAGCAAGGTGGATATGAGCATCCCATTGGTGCGGAGTTCTTTTGGAATGGTTGACTTTGGGGATTGCGAAGGCGGAGCCTGTCCAGTACGTTAGTAATGGTTAGCTCCCATGGCTCAGCGGATAGAGCAACAGTTTCCTAAACTGTAGGTCGCATGTTCAAATCATGCTGGGAGCGCAATATGGAAAACGCACACCCACACGAAGTTAAATGGTTGAAAGCGTGTTCTACGCTGGCAGAAATATTTTCAACTTGTTCAAAAAGGCAATACGCAGCAGTTATTCTGGCGCCAAATAAACGAGTGGCTGGATTTGGATATAACGGCTCACCTCCCGGAATGGCTCACTGTTCTGACGGCGCATGCCCAAGGCTCCAAGCAGATTCGGACTCTGGCAGCAATTACGATACCTGCATATCTCAGCACGCTGAAGCAGGGGCGCTACTTTGGTCTGATCCATCAATGCGTATTGGCGGAACCATAATAGTAAATGGCCCACCATGTATGGGGTGTGCGAAACTTATTGCAAGTTCTGGATTATCTAGGGTTGTGCACAGAGAAGACACAAGTTACTCTCAATGGCCCGACATTGGTAAATATCTAAATAGTGCAGGTATCGTAACGGTAGGCGTTAATTTAACTCAAGAGTAAAAGGGCATAATGGCTGAAAAATATAGTGCTTACTATTTTAACGATAAAGAAAAGGGAACTGCGTTCTTTACCGCTCAACTCGAACAGGGTCATAAATGGACAAATCACATTGCGGGAATATTCCAAGAAAATAACATTGAATGCTACGTTGATAAGATGCATGTCGCCAAGACTGTTGACGAAAGAAAAAAGTTCCACAATGAAAAAGATATTGTTTTTACAAAAATGCCCGGCTGCATAGAGACCAAATCCCAAAGCAGGCACTTTACCGAAGACCCAAAGAGTTTCCCATTTAAAAAAACAATAGTTGACACGGAACTTGGGTGGTCTAGAAAGAACCCCAAGCCGTTAGCGGTAGTTCTTGTATCAATACAGACTGGAAATTCATTAGTCATACCAAGAAGCACTGAAGGCTCGTGGTGGACAGAGAAAATCTACGACAATTTCAGGAAAATAAACGACACGTTTTTGTGTGCTGACATAAAAGTGCTTAGACCACTTGACGAGTTAATTGAGTTTTTGCAAAAAAGGCAACACAAATACTGCAAGTAGTTAGGTAAGATAGGTACATGAAGCACATAATACACGTACATCAGCAGAACATAAAAAAGGGAATATCTGCGATTATTGATAGAACATATAAGGGGTCTAAACATCAAAGGAAACTTAGTATTGTTTGCCCCAACTGCAACAGTATTGCCGCAACAGTAGTTCAGTCAGATGAGCCAGACAGATGTGGCGCTAGAGTATGGATAGAAGCAGAAAAGACTGGAATAGCGGAATGAGATACTACATTTGATGGTCAATAGGAATTTTAAATCTTGCAGTAACTATCTATCTGCATAAGCTAAACAAAAAAAGATAGTTTCATAAAGAACAAAATGCCCTCGTAGCTCAGGGGATAGAGCAACGGACTTCTAATCCGCAGGTCGTACGTTCAAATCGTACCGAGGGCGCAATTAATGTAAATGGAGAGTTCCAGCATGGCACCATACAGTTATGGAAGATTAATAATACTTAGATGCTGTAGAGACTGGCCGTGTCACGAAGCGTACGCTTACGGCAGAGGTGGAAGATGTGCTATTTGCAGGAACTTTCCGGTAGTCATTGAAGAAGACTACGTTACTCCCACATCTCCTTGTGTAGATTAATCAATTCTCTAGACCCAGATGATCTTACGTAAAAAGCGATGACTGCTAGTAATGGGAGAATGATGAACAATATTGCTTTTTTCATTTCTTTTCCAGGTTCATCATTTCAGCAGTAACAGCACCATCGTGCCAATGGTTTATTGAGTGCTCAATACTGTCAAATTGATTCTTGGTTTTTATATCTGGCGGGAATTTATTTATTTTCTCTGGGTCATAAATATATTCTTCTGGATTCTCGTTATCTAAAAACATATTTTTTTCATTCATTTTATTTAAGTATCCTTATTTTTTTTACTTACCCATTCAAAAAAATTAAATAATTGTATTTCATTTAGATCCGCAATAGATTTTTCGTATTCACCAGAGTCCATTTTCCCAGAACGGTAACCGCCGCCGCGTTTTTTATATTCTCTAACTAGCCATGCGTTTGCGTAAGCGGATGGGTAAACATCAAATTTTGCTTTAGCTTCTGCTTTTACTCGAGCGTACAGTTCTGGGTTTGTTGGAATTGCTGCTTTTTCTTCTACTGGCGTAAATCTTGCATCTTTTTTTTCCGTTGACACGTTAATTGGTTTTTTGTCTTTTCTAACCTGTGTTGACTCTGCTCGTCTTTTTCTTGAAACTGCAGACCTTATTTCATCTGCTGACATTGTTCTTGCTTTTGACAGAGGAACGCATTTTGGATACTTTCCACTCCCTGCTTCGTCTCTTCCGCATGGCTCAAAACCACCACCTGGTTTTGGTCGTGATATATCAACCCATTTTTCTTTAAACCATTGCTTTAGAGATTTTTCCTCATAAGAGAAATCAAGATCTTCATGAGATTCTTTTTTTTCTTCAAAACGAAAACCTAAAATTTTTCCTTCGTAGTTTCCCCACGTGACTTCATTCATTTTGTCTTAAATTCTTTCCACGTTTTGTCACCGATTCCAAAGTATTCTCTAGCATAGCCAGACTCAATAATGTCTTTATTGAGGCATGCCGTATCTGGCAATTCTATATTGTCGGATGAGTAGATACGAGCAAGCACGCGACCGTACTTATCGTTTTTATCTGGAATTGTGTTTACGTAAACCCATTTGTGGTTTGTCATCCAGTCCTCAGTGAAACTTTTTGCTTTTAAGCCAAGTTCCTTCTCCGCAAGATCTTTTGTGCGTGACTCTGGAGTATTCACTCCATAGAGCCTAACTCTTATCTTGTGATGTATGTTAAATCCAAGATCAATCATCAGATCCAAGGTATCGCCATCAATTACTTTTAGTACAGTTGCTCCGTACCAAAATCTTTCACTCATTATTTTCTACCAGTATTTTTTGTTTTTTCATATCTAGCAAGGAGAGATCTTCCTTTTTCTGCAAGCTTTGCAGCTGATTCCATATTTTGTGGAATTGGCTCTCCCCAAGCAGCTGCGGACAGTGCGAGTCTTGTCGGTTGCCCTTTTTCGTCTTTCATTGGGCCAGATGGATTTGTGAAGAATCTTGTCAAGAAAGAACCTTTACGCCTCATTTTTTCTGGAGTGTCTGCTGGACCCTTTACACCAGGCTTAAGGTTTGCGCCTTGAGTTCTTTTGAAGTATTTCCTGCCAGCAGCGGTAAGTCCACCCTTTGGATTCTTTAATCTTTGCTTTGCTGCTTTGGCATCTATTATTGCATTCTTATCGTTAATTGCTTTTGATGATAAAAAATAATATTCATTATGTTTTGGCAAGTATTCTTTATCTAGCGACTTTACTTCAGTTTTGCGATCTTCGGTTATCGGTCCACCAACAACCCACGCATCGCAGGTTCTTGATGCAGCGCATTTAAAATCAAATGCTTCGCAGTATCCGAGTTCTGCCTTGTCAATAGCATCCCATGCATTACTTTTGCTACTATCTCCAGATTCAAGCCCCTTCTCAATGCATTCAAGAATACTTGGTGTGCGTATAAACATTACACAGTTTCCACAAAGTGACTTTTTTGCCTCATCTTCGCTGACGTCCCAGCGATCCATCTTTTCTTTCCAGAAGTCCTTATTCTCTTCTTCTGGATTCAATGGACCGTACTTTGCGGTCTTGATTGACTTTTCCCTATTCTGGAGGTTTACGCCAATGTCCTTGGTGGCGATTGGGCATTTTTCATCGGCTTTTACCAGTATGTCTTCAATTCTTTTCAGTTCTTCATACAGGTTTTCTATTTGATTTTCCATAGGTTTATTCTCTCATAGTTATTTGGTATGGATAAGAAGTATCCAATATACGAAAAAAGCCCTACACCGCAATTTACGATGTAGGGCTTTATTTCAACTACCTATCAGTAGTAGCCTCTTGCCGTTGGCAAAACGCTAATAGCAATAGTGAAACCAGTTGATGCTACAGATGAACCAATCTGGTCACAGTCAACAGTAATAACGTCGCCAAGTGCGAGTGTTGTTACGTTTGGCAAAGCTACGGAAGCCGATACTGCTCCAGCAACAATTGTTGGGCGGTTAGCCTGGGTTGTGAACAGAGTTGTGCCATTGTTGTTGACATCAAAAATCAGCGAAGCACCAGTTGGTGCAATATCAGTTGCAACTGTTACTGCCCTGATTTTACATGCAAATGGAACTCTGAAACGCAATTTATTCGCAGCAACGCTGTTTGCAGCATCTCTGCTGAGCGTAAATGTTGATACGGGGACCTTTCCAAACATAATTTCTCCTTTGAACGAAGTTTGGCTTATACGGACAATATAGATTATACCATTAGTTGTTTTTATAAAAAGCAAAAACCCCACTCATCCCCTATAGGACAAGTGGGGTTTTGCTTACAGGTTATTAGGCTGGTTCGTTGTCAAATGTTACTTCAACGAATGCCTCTGGACGCTTGACAGCAAGCGCAAGTCTCTGCTCTGCAAGGATGACGATTGCGTTGCGGACGAAGAAGTCCGAATGCTGTTCGCTGATGCGGATTGAAGCCTGCTCACGGTCGTACAGCTGAGCGCCAGTGCCGAATGCACCAACGAGAGCTGTTCCTGCTGCGATTGCTGGAGTGTCAACGATTGGCATACGCCATACCTTTGGCTCGCCACCCATTGCAACCGAAACTGCGATGAGGTACTGGCCGTTGGCATCCTTGGTCAACTCGATGTCTTCCCAATCGTTCGGGTGAAGAACGATACCGGTTGGCTCGTAGTAAGCGAGGAATGACAAGGTAGCGGCACGGCGAAGTGCGTCAGCCTTTGTGTCAGGAACTGGCGTTGACAAGCCCGAAGACCAGCTGTACGTCTGAATTCCTGAAGTCTGAAGAACGCCGAGCAAGTTTTCGCCTACTCCGTCACCGTTGAGGATTTGTGAATCCTCAAGAAGGCGAAGACCGTACATCAACTCGTTGTCAATGATTGAACGAAGTTGTGGTTCGTCAGCAAGCACGTTGCGGTGTGCAGCTTCCCAGTGTGCGAGTGTACGCACTGGAGCCTGCTCACCAACAAAAGCGAACGATGACTGTGGTTTTGCACCAAATGCGGCGTTTCCAGCGGCTCGTTCTGCTACTGAAGAAGCGCTGTTGACGCCATGACCAGCATCCAAGGTTGTGAAACCAAGTTGACGGAAGTATTCAATAACTGCTGCAGTTGTGGTACGGGTTGGGAACAAGTCACGAACGCGCTTTGTGCGGGTTGGTGGCGTAACGATTGGGTCACGCTGAATTGTTCCGAATGAACCTGGTGTGCCAGATGGGATTGCTGAGTAAACATCTTTAACATTGTACGAAGACAACGAAACATTTGCTTGCCAAGGGGCAGGCATGTTTGCGCCGTTACGTCCACCGTTAAGTGCTTTGAACTCTGCTGACTCAAGGAACATTGCGCCAATTGACTTGATTTCACGTGAAGAGAGTTGAGCAACTTCATTTGCAGTTGCTGCATATGTTGATCCTACTGATGCCTGTGGATCTCTTGCCCATGAGTCAACCTGGTCCATGGTCTCGAGACCAGAGATGAGGCTCTTGATTTCCTTGATATCTGACATGTTCTTGTCAAAAGCTGTTTTTTGTTCAGTAGAAACAACTACTGTTCCGTCTTCTATTTTGAAAGAATCTGCAATGGCTTTGTTGTCTGCCATTTTTACTCTAAGAGCTGATTGGAGCTCTTGTACTCTTGCTTTGTCCTGCGACATAATTTTCTCCTGTTTAGAATTTGAAGGGTTGGGGGTTTATGTTTTTTTAGTGCGGCTTAGGTAAGCACCCAGCCCTGCTTATACAAAAGTAACAGAGATTAATGATATTTAGTGGAACTACTTATGTTTTACAACTATTGTGTGTAAATAGTTATTCTAAACCATAAATTTCTTCAAAAATTGAAACCTTGCGTTTCAGCTTTCTATTCTCATCTCTGACTACTGTTCTAATAGCGTTTTCAAAGTTGCGCCTTTGCCCTCGTCTACCAAGGGAGGTAGTTCCAGCGAGCCTTGAGTAGTCAGACATGTTTGTACATGGCATCCAAACGGCTCTTCCGGTCTTTGAAATTCTCCTACTTATCCCGATACATCCAAGTTGCCTTGATCTAAATTTTGCAGATTCTGGATCAATGAAAACATCTGGGTCGTTGTCCCTTACGTATTCAGGACCAGTTGTTTTTACAGCCTTGGTTTCCATTCCCTCGTCATAGTCGGATTTGCCTCTTTGGTATGGTTTGCCGTCTTCATCAACGAGGTCGTACTTGTCTGCTGGGTAGTTTTTTGGGTCAGGACCGTTGGGCATCAAGGAACGTGAGTTTCTTCTACCGCCACTATAAATGGTTTGTTTCTTTTTCTTTGGTTGCGGCAAAGTCTGGCCGCTTGTTTTTGGGGCGACGATGGCTGGTGTTCGTTTTGCTGCGTTTGGTTTCTTTATTGGAGCTGAACGTTCATCATCTGTTCCATCATTGATTTTCCCATCTCCGTCTTTGTCAATACCACCTGAACCACCAGATGATGAGGCTCCGCCCATTCTTTCCCCGATAGATGCACCAAGGGCGGACTTGCTCCCAGGAGTATGCAAAGTTTTTCCAGAGGTTATTCCTAGGCCTGGAGTGGCATTTATTGATATAACGCCACGCCCCTTAAGTTTTTCCCATTCATTATCTTTATCTTTTTCAAGATCCCCGAAATCTTCAATAGATCTTCTTTTTTGCTTACCCGTTATGAATCTTGTTTTTTTAAACTTCTTAGCGTCTCTTAAAGATTTTTTACCGGGTTCAGCTGCATTTGATATTTTCTCAAGTTCCTCCATGCTTGAGCACGGCATCCAGTTTCCTTCACTATCCTCATGAGCGCCACTGCAGCCAATGTTCTTTGCCATTTTAAGCGCATCAATTTTTTTAACAATGCTCATTACGCCCTAAACTTTCTGGACTTGTCATCCATGGATATCTCTATTTTCTTACGCATTGAATAAGCATTTTTTGAATAATTTGCTTCAAGCGATTTAACCCTACGGGATATCCTTCTTACTGCTGCCCTGTTTGCTACTTCGTTCTGCGTACTTGATTTTTTAATTCTTTTTAAAAACATCTTTGCTTTAAAGTCAATAATTGAATTTTTTGTTTTTCTATCAAAATTTCTAATATTTGCAAAAGATGAAACTACTGATTTTTTACCAGTTTTGCTTCTCTTCGTAAAGACATGCTTAGCATCCAAAAGATTGGAGAATAGTAAAACTTCTTTTTTTTCAAATTCGTTACAGCACTGATTTGTTAATTTGCTTATTATTTTTTCCGTCTTTGTCGTTACTTGCTTAAACCCCGACGAAGTCATGCCGTCCGGCACTGAATAATTGTCATCAAACTGCGAGTTTGCCCAAGATTTTGCTTGATTGTTAAAAGGAAATATATTTATTTCATTGTTTTCTTTTACTACTAATGCAAAAACTGAATTCCTGACTGGATCTTTTATTAAAGAAAACTCAGACATATTAGCCTCCCAGCAGTTCTATTAGTTTCTTTTTTTGCGAAGATAAAGATTCAACTCGAATCTCAAATAATCTGTCAATAATCTTGATGTGCGCCAACTCTCCCACAGACAACCCATCTAGCGCCATGCGGGAACGAAGGTCATCAACCCTAAAGGATCTTGCTCTTTTTAGCATGCTTTCAATAGCTTTTTTAAAAATAATTTGCTGTTCAATTTTTAGTTCTTTGTAATAGTCTGAGTAGTCAATTTTCCCAGTTTCTCCATAAAACTCTAAAATATTCATTTTTGTTCTTTTTGTAATTTCTATTTTGCTCAAGTCGGTGAGACCGGACGTAGTGTTTTGAGCAAGCATTGGAATAACTCCATCAATCGTCTGCATTCCGTAGACTGATGAAAGATCCCTTTCTCTCTGATCTGTCAAGAAATCTGAAATCATCATGATTGCGACATCTTTTGGATTCAAGTCATAAAGTTTTACGTCTGGGTTAAAAACTGAACCAGGCATTGCCGTTTCAACGTCTTGCCTCATGTATCGTCTTTTATCTCCCTGTGGCCCAGAGAATATTACGTCTGGAGATGAGAGACCAAGATGCTCTTGAAGATCCGAAGCAAATCTTTCGCCAATGTGCTGGAATTGCTTTGGATTCGTATACTCAAAGTATTTTCCATTGCCAACAGTGAGCAAGTTTTGGCTTTGTGAAATTTTTTCTTTTTTCACGAGGTTTGTTTTTGCGAGTACACGCTGAAGTATTTTTGGGTCAATCATTGATAGCGATCCACCATTGTTTACAAATTCAATAGCATCCGTCAGTGATGAGATCTTTTTGCTCATTGCTGCATTGCTTGTTGTTTCTCTGCCTAGAGTTCCGTCTTCACCTACTGGTTTTGTTATATTTTTCTTGTTAAATACTTCGTTTGCCCATCTTGGCTTATTATTTTTTATTTCGTTCGGATTCCTTATATTTACAAACTCTTCAGAGTAGGATATTCCATCTCCCATTTCATTTGCTAAGTACTTGAGCCTCGCAGATGGGTCTTTTGAGTTATTCTGCGCCATTGAGATGGTTATTGTCTTGCCAAGTTTTCTTCTCTCACCAACGGTCAACTGTCTTGCTTTTTCAATCGTGAGACTAGAGCCACTTGGTGTTACGTAGATAACTGATTTTACTCCACTGTTTGACAGCATCCCAAGCTCGTCATTGCCGATGTCTTGTGGACCAAAAGCGGAGAGGATGTAGGTAGCTCCATCCATATCCCTGTTATCTGGGATTTCCCTTAGTACCTTTGCTGGAACAACTGGTTCAAGAAGGAATCCATCACGGCGAACCATTCTCGCTGTTTTTGCGGGATGGGTAGCTATTGACCGTTTCATTTCTTTAATTCTTATGTCGGCAAGCCGTGAGTTATCTTTTGAAACTTTTGGTATTTGCGGTTTTCTTGACTCAATGAGTGAATCTGGATACTCTCCGCCAGTTATTGGATTACCAGTTATTGGGTCAGCGGCGCGTGTTCTGAATTTTTTTGCTAATGCTGATATGAGCATCCCAAGTGGAGATGGTATGTCAAAAAGTTTAACTCCGCACGTTGATAGCCGAGAGTCCGTGAAGCGTCCTCCATACTGGTAACCCTCTGGGCACCTGTATGGCTTGCCTTTTCTCCGAGAGCTTCCGCCACTCCCAAAACCCGGGGTGAGTGTTCTGTATATGGCGGAGCGCACTGGAGAACGAATTGGATCACTATCGCCAGGGATTGCCAAACTTGCCAAAGTATGAATAGCTCTTCCGCCAGAACCTGCTTTTATTGAATATTCTTCGGTAATTCTTTCGCTAGCCATCCTTCTAGAAGAGCCATTAACTAGAGAAGTTGCCTTAAAGTCAATAAAGTTTTTACTTAGGGGTGTTTTTGTGCGCACCACATGGGTATGCGTCTTTTGTTCCGAAGATTCAAAAATAACTCTTGTTATTATTGTTTTTCTAATGTCACCAGAACAGCAACTTTCATCTTTATTCATAAACGGGTCCACCGCAACATTTCTCACTTAGCGAAGAATCAAAGTTAACTGATTTAATCCGACCCTTATCATCTTCCCCGACGACTTCCCAGTTGTTCTCATCGCGGAGGTAGTCACAGAATGATTTTTCCATTTCAACAAAATCTGCCAAAACCTTCATTGCGTAAGTAACATCATCCTCTGTGACTACTTCTTCTGTCATGCCTTTTACGAGTGGTTGAAACTCCGTATAGAAAAAATCTTCTTTTCTAAGGTAATCGTACTCAGCAGACTTCTTTCCAGCAGTTTTTGGTGGTGTTATTGATCTTTTTAGTCTTGACGCAAATTGCGAATTTGACCAATTTTGCTTTTTTAGCTTACCTTTGCAGTTCTTCATGCCGGGGTGGTGGCATCCCTCGTTGGGCCATAGGCCAGTTGTTTCGTGGTGAAGCCAAGCACAAATTCTCTCAAGAGGATAAAGTTCTGGGTGATTCGCCAGAATGACTCGACAGCGTGTGAATCCACCTTCTTTACGCATGATTGGACGCCAGTAGCGGAGAAGTCTTTCCAGGTTGCCACGACGCGGCCCACGACCCTTAAGGATGTCTCCGGTTACGCGCTCCTGCGGGAGATCAAGAATTGCATCTTGGGGAGCTTTTATCCTTATGTTTCTCTCGTACATTTTTTCTCAGTTCTATTTTTTTGTGTCAAGACTTGTTATAACTGGTAATCCATCTATCTTTTTATCATCAATTTGATTTTTCTTTAAAAGAAACATATTGACCCATTCTTTTTTCTTACTTTCCGTAGGCGGAGCCCAAAGAAGGTTGTGAAATGGTGATTTCATTATTTTGTTGATACCTGTTGTCTTGTTGACGAATGAGAAAAAATTAAACTCCATTACTTTGCCTGCGGCAGTTACAAGTGCACCGTCATTCTCGTCGGGACCGGCATCAATTATGTAGTAGAGCCTTCTATCTCCCACTGTCCCAACTAGCGTTGCCTTCATTTGTCCTCTTTTGCCATCTTCGCTGGTTTATTCATTTTTCCAATATCTTTTGATATTACTGCAGAGACTTCCCTTTTTATTTTGTTTATCAAAGTTTTCTCTACGCCATCAATCATGTTCGCTGATTTTTCGTATGTTCTTGGATCATCAATACTCTTCCCATCTGGGCGATTGAAAAGAACGTAGCCAATACCAAGGTCTTCGTACTTTTTCTTTATATTGAGCGATGTTCTATATACCTTTAGATCTTTTAATGATGGCGTAATCGGTATTGATTTGTTGTATTTATTTTTTAATTCATTTATATTTTGTTCTGATAAATTTTCATTCTTCATTATTGATTCAATGTCAATTTTTAAAACAACATCAGAAACTTCTGCATTTTCTGAGTCTTGAACGAGTCTGTCGTAAGAGTAGGAAATGCCCTCAATGTCATCGGAGTCAAACCCACCAAGGATCTGTGCCTCTATGGGCTCGGTACCTTCTTTGTATTTACCATTTTTGTCTTTTGAAAGAGATTTTGTTAATCCAGAAAAATCTTTTTCAGTATACGATTTAAGTAAACCTAATAATGAGTCAGCTATGTTACTTGCAGACTTTCTTCCATCGGAATTCACCAGCGCATCAACAATTGCATCGCTATCATTTGACGAGAGTGGGACAGTTCTTCCTCCGGTTTTAAGAGGATCACCTCTTGTGTAAGAAGTTCTATTTGCGGTGTCTTTCCTCAGGATCACTTCTATGTCACCCTGTGCTTCTATCTCTGGAGGAGCAGATCCAAAGCCCATAGGAGCGTCTTTGTGGACTAGGTAGCCCGACAACGGCCTTGAACTCAATGGGGTATCTTTCGGTATCCCATTTCTCTTATTGAACTCTTGCCTTACGAATTCATCTGAACTTCTAGCCATTTCTGTACTCTCCGAGAAGCTCTTCTATGTCTACGTTTGGATATAGTTTTTGTGCTTCCTCTTCATCTATTTCGTCAATTTCTGTTGACCCAGTTATTAGTGACTTCATGACTTCACTTGTTTCAATTAGTTCGCCTTCGCGTAATTCAAACTCGTCTAACGTTTTTTTTGCATCATCAAATATTAAGACCATAAGTTTTACATTATCTGTATTGTTTTTTACTTTTGTGAAAAATCTTAACCTCATGAAGAAACTCCCATTGTTTCCAATTCCCTGATTAGTGACTTTATGTCAACTTCTTGGAATGGCTGAAACTTTGTTTCTCCTATGCTGAGTAACTCGTCAGGCGGGTATGGAACGCCGATCTTGTTAGCCATTTGAACCATCTCATCATAAAGCTGACGGCGTTGTGCATTGTCTTTTGACTCCCTGTACGTCTCGTACAGTTTGTGTATATCTTCTTTGTCTTCAACAGACTGTGGCGTGTGGAACTGTAATTCAAATTTTGTTCCGTCTGGGCCAATTGCTGCGATGTTTATGCCCTGATATGGGTCATCGCCCTTCCAGTAGTTTTTTATTCTTAGTTTGTATCCAGCGGCTTGTAGTTCTTCTACCATGTTCTTCACGCCGGAAACATATTCTTCTGGATCAAAAGCAGTTGTGTACCTGATTACGTCGCTCATTGACTCGGCGGCTTTTTGAGCATCGCCGCCATGTTCTGTATCTTTTTCATCAAGGATCTTGCGGACCAAAGATTTGAGTGCTTTTATTCTAAAGTCAAGACCACGCATTTCTCCTTCATGCTTATTAGCGAGGTCAATCAGTGTCTTTGTTATCTCTTTTTCTGCTTCTACTAGTTTTTCTCTTTGTGCAGTAGCTGCTTCAATAACGTCTCTTGGGGCGCCGGGTTTTGGTTCGGGGTTATCTGGCTCGATCATGTCGTAGCCACCGTGCTTGTACTGCACTTTTTTAATTGTTTTACCAGAAGATAGACCTGCCGACCTTCCGGGGGACGAGCCTCCCCTGCCGAATCCGTATTCGTCTTCAAGTTTCGCTAGGCTTTCTCTATCTTCTCTGCTCCATCCAGAAGTATCTGGGGCAACCGACATGAGGAAATCTCTTATTCCTGCGTCTTCTCCTGCGTACTCTTGTTCTCTGTCTGCGTCTTGCGAACGGTTGGCTTTTCCTCGCCCTAACTGACTAACGGTATTTCTGTACCAACTTGAGTAATCTGTTGATGCCTTCTGCTTGGGGTTGAAGTTTTTGGGCTGCTCCGCAGTTCCTTTTCCGAACCATCTTGACCTTGCGTCGTTATACCCAACTTCTCGTGCGCGAAGGAAATCTGGCGAGAACCTTCCGCCGACCTCATCTCGCTGACGTTCAATTGTGGTGAAACTCATATCCATTCCAGCTTCCCAGTCTGATATGAACTTTTCGTGTGCTTCGCGTTTTGCGTTCTCTTCTGGGTCTGGGAATTGACGCTCAAGATCAGGATCCCTGTTTGAGTGACGAGTTGTCTTGCGTCCAGAAGATAGACCTGCTGACCTTCCAGAAGATAGACCTGCTGGTTGTCTGTCTTGAGTTCCCCACGGAGCGCTTGTCTCTCTCAAGTCCAAAACACGTGCTTGCATATTCTTGTTACCAAGAGCTCTATGCATAGCAACTCTGTTGTGTCCATCAATTACGAATATCTTGCCAGTTTCATCTATCAGCAGGTATGGGTCGTAACCCTCTCTAAACGGCTCTTCACCCGAAACAACCTTGTCTATGGAGGATCCCTTGAGGTGTGACTCCGTAGGGAGAATGTCTAGATCAAGATCAACTTTTGAAACAGGAATATCGTCCCACCCATCCCATGTTTTTGCTGACTCAACGTTGGCATCTTCGGTGTATTCGAGTTTCCAGTCCATCCCGTACTCGCTCATGGGGCGATCCCTGTTTGCCTTCAAGCCAGGAGACCTATCTGGTGTTGCTCCTTTTTTAATATCCCTAACTACTGGAGGACTAGAATTACCATCGCCTTTTCCTGATTTTGAAGCCATACCAAAATCTGTGGCCCACTTGTTTGCTTCCCTGAGTATCTCGGATATTGGAGAGTCAACCACGATAACGTTTAGTTCAAGGTCGCCAAGTTTTCCATCGCTTAGGTCTCTTCCTACCTGAGCAGCCCATCTGTGGTGTCCGTCAATAACGTAGCCGTCTCTACTTACAAATATTGCTTCACCTTCTGGATCAAATTTTTCGTTTGTGATCATTCCCACTACTTTTGATCCAACTAACTCATTTTGCGTTGCTTTAAGTTCTGAGGCTTTTACCTTTTTCCTCTTTACGCCTATTCCTATTTTAGATAGGTGCTCTTCAAATGCTTTTGTTCCGTCAACTCCGCCCCCTTTGTCCTTTGGCAACTTGTCAGCATCAGAACCCGGAACTGGAGTACCACTGAACTGTGGCATATTTATTCTTTCTATGCCCTTTGAATCAGAGCAGAACAAGTTTGTTCCCGGCACAGAGACTCTACATAGGTCATAGTTTGGAGCCTTGTCTCCCTTGCTCAAGGCATCCTGAACTATCTCGTTTAGTTTGTCAATCAATGTTGATACTTGGTCAACTGAATCAAGTTCAACTAATTTTCCTTCTTTTATCATCTTCAGGGCATCATCAATTGATTCTGGCTTGAATATTTCTTCGCCACGGGAAGATACTGATTTCTTTGCCCCAGAAGAAAGACCTCTTCTTTTTTCCCTTCTTGTTCTGACTGCTGCTCTGGCGGCGTTCAGCTTTCCAAATGCCCAGTCCTCTGCGCTTGTGGCATCTATGCCTTTCATTAGCAAGGCAATCATTAGCAGGTCTTTTGTTCCTTGTAGGTTGTCTGGATCTGCGTTGTTCCACTCATTCCAAGCACTTACCGCAGTTCCGACTAAGCCTGAACTTAACCCAGAACTTCTTCTAGCAGAATTTTTTGCTTTTTGTTTTTCTATAACAGACGTTATTGCTTCAAAAAGTTCAAAAGAATCAAAATCTGCTTCGTTTTCTGGTATCGCTACATCAAGTATGTCTTCAAGCTTTTTCTTTGTATCTAATTCAATTGTTCCATCTTCAACAAGGTAGTCAAGTTCGTCCTTAGCTAGTTCCCGCATAGCCTTTTTGCCCATTGATGTTGCGAATTTTTTAGACTCATCAGTAGTTAAAGTGTCAAGTGCGTCTCTTAATTGAGCGGCTAGTACATCTCTTCTTCTCTGTTCATTGACAAATGATCTATCGCCGTAGCGAAGTGGTCTGCCGCTTGGCCCAACCATTACATCATCTAACTCTTCGCCAGAAAGTCTGACCCTCGGTCTCTTGTCTACTGAATTATGGAACTCAAGAGCTTGTTTGATTATTATTTCAGACAGTTCTTCATTTGACTTTGTTTTTAGCAATGTGCGGACTGATTCAGGTACGTCTGATTCGGATATTTCAATATCGTCGTCGCTTCCGCCGAACTGGAGAACGTCACGTAGCCTCTCAAACGTCTCGGAAGTGCGTGACTGTAGTTCCACTTTTCTATCTACCGGAGAAAGCTCCTCACCATATACGTCATCAAGTGGGTCTGGATCTGCTTTTGGTGCTCTTCTCTGTGGACTACTTGAAGCTTTTACTACATCTATGTCGTCATTTATCTTTTTTGTTTTTGCTTCAATATCTTTTTGTTTTGTAAGCGGGGTAACGACAGTTGAAGACTTTCCTTCTTTTCTTCTCCTCGCAGCATGGGAGTTTACTGATTTCTCCAACTTCCTTCTTGTCCCCTTGGCATGCTGGTTTGGGTTTGGTCCTTCTTCGCCTATATTTGAGATCATTGAATCGAGTGACTGCATTGGGTCGTTTTGATGAACTATCTCAGCGATTAGAATCTCATTGCCATCGTCGTCTATTTTTGTGCCTACAATTTTAAGTTTTCCGGGAGGGAGCAGAAGTTTTTGCTCGTAGTCGTCTGGCTTATCTGAAGATAAATCGCTCCAGTGGGGGAAGTGACCCTTCTGTCCTGCTTGAACCCGAACCATTACTCTTGTTGGCTTTTTCCCACCATCAGTAGGGTTGCCTTCCAAGGAATCAGCATTAAATGGTCTTTTCTTACCAAGAACTGAACCCGTAAGTATTCCATCCACTATTACCAAATCAGCATCTTTTTTTGCACCTAGTTGATTCAAGTCAAGATCAAGCGTTGTCTCAATCTCAATTGCATCGGTAAGTTCCGACCTGTCAATAAGTTCCAGAGATGGTATTAATATGTTGTCAACTTGACCAACCAAAGACCCAGTAAGTCTTGATGTATCGTCAACATCAGCGCCACTGCCGTCAGAGTACATTTTGATGGCGCGACGATTTCTTTTGTTTATTGCCTTCGCAGCGCCAACTTGTTTTTCTGGATCTAAAATGTTTCCAATATCAACTTGCTCTGGATCTGCGAGTTGTGTTATTGCGTCACGCTCTTGTGGTGTTGCTGTTTTTAGAAGTTTTGCTCTTTCGTTTAATGCGTGCTCTTCTGCGTCTTTTTTACTGTTAAAAGTTTTAGGTTTTGGCTTTTGTTTTTTATTTTTTCCAGAACTAGTTAATATTGCATCAACTTTTTTATCAATAAACTTATTTAGAGAACTTACTGACGCATTCTCGTCAGATTCGCTACGCCGATCCCTTATCGCTTGACGATACTTTCTTTTTTCTGCTTGAAGTTTTGATTTTAGATCTTCACTGATGCCATCCTGCATGAGATCAACTTCTATCTCAGCAAGCCTGTTTAGTAGTTGTTCTTCTGTATCGTTATTGACATTATTGTTTATTTCTTCAATTCTTCTTTTTTCTGCAATTTCAGATATTTCTTTATCTGATAGCAAGCCATTTTGTTCTCTCGCAGTTTTTAAAATGTCAGAAAAGCTATCCTTAAACTTTGAGTTTCCAGCTTTTTCGTATTCTTTTGCTATGTCACTGAAGTACGAAGAATCGTCAAGATTTCCATCTATTTTTGCTTTTTCTGCACTCGCTTCATGAGCGATTATCGCTTTAATTATTTCATCTTCAGAAAGATCTGATGCTAGAGTTTTTACATCTTTTAGATTTTGTGATCTTCTGTCATTTCTTCTTTTTCTCACATCATCAATTGATGATTGATAATATATTTTATTTTTGGAAACTTTTGATAGCGGACTTGATCCAGCAGTATTGAAAACATCTTGCTCATATAGGTCATATTCTGCCCTATCTTCAAAAAATCTTCCATCAGAAACGTCATCCATCCACTCAAGCGCCCCATCAACGTCGTCGCCCCATATGAGCCCAGACATTCTTAATGCAAACAATTCAGCAGATACTTCCGCTGCTCGTATCCCTGGGTTTTCTACTGTTTGTGGATACGAGCCAGCAAGAAACTTAACTGAATCAGAACGACTCATAACGTTATTTATGGACTCAAGAAGATCGGGATCACTAAATGCATCAAGAACCGCTTCTGGTGTTATTTCTTCTACTTTTGTTATTCTTTTTTTATTTCCTTGGTAATCAAAGTATTCATAGTATCCATTTGAATCAATTTCTGATTTTATTTTTCTTCCTACTGCGGTTATTTGCAGAGTATGTCCAAGTTCGTGGTACATTATGTGCCTTGCAAAACCTTCGTGACCCAAGGCGAGGGCGGCAGTCCTGCGGGCTTCTAGTTGTGAGCTAACTAAGAAGTCGTTAGCGGCTTGTGCATTTTCTGAGTCTGAACCACCTATTGCGTCAATCCTCATTCTTGAATACTCATCAAGGCTTGGCAACATTGCTTCTTGGTTGTCCATTATTGTTTCAAGGTCAATACCTATTGTTGAGTGCTCAAAACCAGAGCCGAAAGCATTTGCCCTTGCCTCATCAGGACCTTCTGGGTTCTTACTCCAGCTTAGTTCCCTTAAGTTTTTTCCTATATGGTCAGGCATCTGGACATACGTATCAAGCAATGCGTCGAGCATTGATCTTTCTGTTGCGTACCATCTGTCAACATCTGCTTCAATTAACTGCTGTCTTTGATTGTCAGACATTTTTGCCCAAGCTTCTGGGTTTTTGTCTCTTAATCTGTTTGATATGACTGATACAACTTCGCTGTAAGATTTTCTATCAGTAAGTTCTAATTCAAGCAATCCTCTTTTATTGAGTTCTTCAATTGCTTCTATCCTGTCGGCGTTAACTGCTTCTTTTTCTGGAGATGACTCTATTCCAAGTGAATCCTGAAGTCTAGAGACTCGCCGCTTTGATGCTTCAAGACCAGTTCTTGCCCTTTTTGCTCCACTGACAAACCAGCGAAACTCAGACGGTGTTTCCTCTACGGAAACATTCTCTAGATCTAGTTCTGGAGAATATGGGTCATTTCTATTCTTTGCCCTTGTCTGCTTTACTCCCCAGTGATTTTTCCACCACATATTGTTAAAGACGCGACCAGAAGAAAGTCCAGCCGTTTGCGGTCTTCCTCTTATTGCATCTCTTTCGCTGAGTTCAATACGTGACATTTCATCTGCCACGCCCGTCACTCTTCGTGCAAAATCTATTAGTTTCCCTGGAGAAAATCCAAAGCAGTTTGAACCACTTGCATCAGTAAATTGGTTTGCGGCAGGACTTCCTGGAGGGCACCTAAACTTGTTTAAGTCGTCAACCCATATACCTAGTTTTGCTGCTGCTCTTGCGCCAAGGCTCCCACCGGCAACGCTCCTACCAATATTCATTCCTGGTAATTTTTTAAACTCAATAGATTTCTCCATTGGTTCACCAGACCAGAGCTTATAAGGATTTACCCGCTCTTCCGAGCCTTCAATAACTCCACCAGTCTTCGGACTGATCTTGTATTTACGTACACGGATTTCTGGTTTTTTTCTTTTTTCTTCTGCTTCTGGTTTTGCTTTTTCAACCCAGCCAAAGTTAACATCTTTTCTTGATTCGTTAATTTTTGATTGTAGGTTTGGAAGCCACAGGAACGTTTTGTTTTCTCCGCCCTTTTCTCCCGGCTTGAATCTCACACCGTTTATATCAACTACACCAGGAATCTCTCCGGTGTTGGTTCTTTTCTTTCCGTCTGAGTCTTTTGCACCAGGGAGTGCTTTGACTGCAAGATCTGCATTAAGGCGTGCAGATTTAATTGAATTTATTACTGAGTTCTTAAAAGCTATGGCAGTCTCGTCAAAGTCTCTCATTTCTGAGAGAGGTGAGAAAAGACTAGGAGATAGATAGACTCTATTTTTACGGTGTCTCTTACCCGTCATCTGCGGGCCAGTCTTTCTTAGTTGGTGTCTGTGTCTGATTGGAGCAACTCAAACTCAACCAAAGATGCGATGAAACTTTCATCAACATTCCCTGACTTCTTTGACATATCTCCACCCATAACCCAATTTGGTGGGATCAAGTTTTCTTTTCCAAGATCCTTGGCACGCTTCATGATGTGAAGTCTTGCTGCTTCTTTATCCTTGGCACGACCATAGGACTGCACCGCGTTACGCAAGTCTTCTTCTGAAGTTATTGGGTAAGATCCATCAGGAAGGGCCATTCCTTCCTTAGCAAGAGACATTCTCTTATCATCAGAGAAAGCTCTCTTCAAGGCGATCTCTGCTGCTTCAGCTTCAATCTCTTGTGCTTCCTCTGATTCGTACTTGTCGTAGCCAAGAACTTCGCCATCAAGTGACACGAAAACATCGTATGACTTTCCATCTATTCCATCAATCTCTACAGCGTATGAGTCAACGCCTTCAAATACGTCTGGCTCAACTGCGATTACTTGTCCCTCTATTGACTTGATTGCAATTTCAGCAGCATCAGAGAAACCAATAACAGTCATTCCACTAAGTGCTGACTTTTGCTCAAAGACTGACTCGTCAAGTTTGTGGAAACCAACAACTTCTGCTGAAGTTCCATCAACGAAAACTTCACGTACTTGACCATCTTTTGTTTGAACATCAACAACGAACATGTCAGCGGCAGCGGAGTATCCAGAGTCAATGACTATTCCCTTGAATTGTGATTCAACCAATCCTTCAATTTGAAGTAATCCGGGGAATCCTTTTTCTGAGATGCATCCACCTGGGCAGTCATCACATACTGCTGCGTTGCCGGGGTGTGTCTTTCTCTCAATTGCGCAAACGTATCCGTTTTTGCCAATTTCGGCAGCCTTCATACCCATTGATTCAATTCTGCGCTTACGCATGTCTTCGAGCATCATGGCTTTTTCTTCGTCCATCATCTCGTCGTCTTCTTCTTCATCTTCCATCATAGGCACGCCCATGCCCATGCCTTTTTTCTTCTTTGGCATCGTATTCATGCCGTACATCTTCTCTTCGCCGTACTCTGCTGCTTCAAGCTCTTCGTCTGACATTTCTGCCATCATGCCCATTGGCGATGGAGCATTACGCTTGCCCATGCCTTTTTTCTTAGGCATGCCGTGCATGCCCTTTTCTTCGGTCATTTCTTCGCCCATTTGCTCTGGAACATAAGGCAGTTTTCCGTACTTTTTCTTATATCCATCCCAGCCATACTGCTTGTAGTAGGACATCTTCATCTCGTCCATGTCTTCTGGAGACTCAACTTCTTCTTCTATCTCGTCGGCTTCTTCGTCGCCTTCGCCGAGATAGATATTTACTTCGTTCTCATCTTCCGACATCTCTTCATCTTCCATCATTTCCTTATTTTTGGAAATTGGAATCATTTTCATCTCAACTGGAGCTGCTCCACACTTTGCACATACCGCTGCGCCAGCCTTGTAGCCGCAATCGGTGGCTACTGCACCTTTTGCACATTTAAGGACATTTCCTTCTCCGTCAATGCTTAACATTGGTTTATTTTCAGTTTCCATGAATTCTGGCTCCTAAGTGTCGTGCCGTAAAATTATACCTAAAATTTAGTCTATAAAAATAACTTATGATGAAAGAGTACCCTATTATTCGCTGAGAATAATGGATCATTTCTTTTTTCTTGTTGTTGGTTTCCTTGTTGTTGCTGATCTCTTCTTTGGTGCTGGGCGTGATGCTTTTACGGCATCTGCCCTTTCCTTTGCTTCTTGCCTCGCTTCGTTGGCAATAGCGTCTGCTCTGTCTTGCGCTTCCTTGAGGGCTGGAACGTTCTCAATTATGTAATCAACGGCTTTTTGTGCAGATGTTGCTGCGCGCATCAAGCCGTCTGGATCATCTTTTAGCCTCTGTACCCAGAATGCGAGGTATTGAGCATGGTCTTCTCTCGGCTCAACAGTTATGTCAAGTATTGACATAAGGTATGCCGTTCCAAGTTCTGCTATTAATTCCTCAAATGCATATTCTGACTCAACTTTGGGTGAACCCATGTTTGGCCTATCAAGACGACTGCTGTGCCCAGTCCAGTGAACTATCTCGTGGAGAAGTGTTCCGTAGTACCCCTCTGGAGATGAGAACTCCGAGAATGGCGGGATTACTATCTTGTCTTGAAGGGGGCTGAAGTATGCCCTATCTCCAGAATGGTTGAGGTCAATATTTAGAGCTTTAGAGATGTCATCAACATCTGTTCTTCTCATGTCCTCAGGCAATGCATCCTCAGGGTCGTATATTGAACGATCTATCCCTTCAACCTGATCTAAGTTGAAAACATAACTTTCGCGGAGTATTCCACGGCTCTCCGTTTTAAGTTCTCCTGGATTGTTCCTATCTTCAACTTCCCTGCCAACTCTTGAGTAGAAGATAATTGGAGTTCCTTTTTCTCCCTTTTTGACACTTCCACCCTTGCTCTTCCATTGGTCAAAAGAAGCCCATATTGGCTTTTCGTAGCCACCTTCCTGCTGGGCTATTGAGAGCATTAGTGTATTTATGCCTCTGTATCTGGCCTTAGTCGTGCCGTTTTGAGGAGTCATTCCACCCATGCGCCATGGCGGTGACCATCTTGTGCCATTTGCTATTGAATCTTCCATTTGCTGTATAACGCTCTTGGTCAATGTCTGGTATAGCTCGTCTCTTCTTCCCGACGAAAGGGGGGCGCCATCGAGCCTTGCTGGGGTTGGAATGTCTGAAATATTTGAATATGCCTTTGGCAGCGATGGGTACTTAACGTCAACGCGTGCAGTCATTTTCCTATTCGCATTTCCATCTACATTTGAGAATCTTTTTGCGCCACTACTAAGCCCAGACGAAGGATTTCCAAATATTTCATCGTACGTAAGGGATGGGAGTCCTTTTTTCTTCGCTGCTAGGTTGTATCTTTCAACCATCTCTTTTTTCTTAGAATCGGAGATACGTGATGCTTTTCCTGAAATCTTTATTGGCGAAGTAGGGCTAGCAGCCTTTGCTTTTGCTTTTCTTTCTTTCCATCTAGATATTATTCCATCTAGATCTTCCGACTTACTAAAGTTGAGAATTGCGTATGCTTTACCAACTCTGTTTTTCTCAACAACAGCCTTAAATCTCTCGTAAGCTTCTCCGGCCTGTGACATTCTGTCAAACTCTCCGACTTCTGGGCCAAATGCATCTGCGGCGCTCTTGATCACGCCACGGTCAATAAGGTGGTCAATATACTGCGATGGAACACCCTTCTTAGCCCAGTTGTTGAACCCTTGTTTGTCAATAACTAATCCTGTATCTAGTATTTTTTGCAAAACATCTAGTCTATTGTCTGGATCTGCCCCAAGTGCTTGAATTAGTTTACTCAATGGGAAGTTTGAACTCTCTAGTACAACACCTTGTGGAACCAGTTCCCCAGCATTTGCGCTAGGAGCTTTTGTTACCGTCTCGGCTCCAATGACCACATCAGACAAATCGTCCGTGTATCCAAATGGTTCTGGAGATGGGTAAACGCTTCTTAGAATTTCCCCATCCTCAAGCAGTGCTCGGAATGAATCTTTTGCTCTATCTGAATCTCTTGATGTTTTGCCAATAGAAGTTATTGTTGTTTCTTCAGTGCTATCTATCCAGTAAGGAGAGTAGCCAAATCCCCATATTTGAGTACCAACTACATCTGGGTAGTCAAGGATCCCAATACGGCTACCAACTCCTTGGGATTCTTCGGCTGACTGGAATAAAGCTCCAGCCAAACCCCTATCTTTTTCAGGGATTCGGCTAAGTTCTTGTTCGCTTATTACCGAGCTATTCACTCTTCCTTCAGTCAAGCCAAGGAAAATTGCCTCTGTTATTTTACGAATATCAAGTTCTGATACTCCATTACCTTCTGCTGTTATGCTTTCCAGTTCTTTAACTGAAATGTTCAAAGTCTTTGCTATTTGGCTGTCTGGTATTGATTTTCCAGTTTCGTCAACAAATAAGCTACGGATTTTTGCTCCATCCAGCAACCATTCTCCACCAGGAGAGTGCTCCAAGTTTTGCGTCATTGGTCTTGACTTTATTTTTGAACCAATAAATCTTGTTCTTATTTTTTCTTTAATAAGATCATTCATTGGTGGAACATAAGTGCTTCTAGCCCCGGAAGACAAACCTCTGGAAACGGTTAGTGGGAGTTGGGTTCTCCTGCTCAACCTGTTAGTTGGCGTTCCATCTCTTTGAACTAAATTAGTTGAAGAGTTTCTATTTGGTTTTCTGAAAACAGATATTTCTTCAAGTTTTCTTGGAATTGAAACAAGTCTTCCAGAAGTGTTTGGAGTTCCATCATTCCACTCCAGTGGCTTGATCCAGATATTCCTTCTGTCAACTCTTTCTACCGAGCCCCAGTCTTCTCCGCCAACCTGCACCATGTCGCCAACTTCTACGTTGCTACGTTCTGCTAGTGCTGCGCCAGATGAAAGTCCAGCTCTAGACCTATTTTCATAGGATCCTGGCCTGTTTCCAAATTCGTTATACCTGTCTGACAGCATACGTACTGCCATGTCTTCTTGTTCTTTGTCTCCGTCTGCAAAACTAAGCAAATCGTATGCAATTCTTTCGCGCATTGAAGCCAATTCTTCACGCTCATTAGCAAATGATGGTACTGATTCGTACTTTCTTCTATATCTGCTCTGTGCTTCTGAAACTTCTTTTGGCGTAGAGTTAAGCCTCTTGGCTATGTCTTCTGGAGTTAGTCCTTCGTAGCCAAGTAACCACATTTCACGGTCATTTGCGCGCTCTTCTACTCTTGCTGTTGCGCCAGATGTCCTTGAGGTACTTTTGCCTGAACTTAATTCTCTGTACTCGTCGGATGACGGGCCTGGTCTTCTTTTTCCTGGGCGTGTTTGTGCGCGTAGGATATCCCTATCCGCAAATTTCTGCCTATCTTCTTCAGACCAGGGGCGACGATTTGATACCTCGCCCCTTACCCTTTTTTTCTGTTACGTCCTGACGAGAGTCCACGCCCAGAATCTCTTCCAGACATTTCTCCGCTATCTTCACGCATTATCAAGTCGCTCTCAAGCCCAGCGATCCATCTCTTGAAAGAAGGGTCATTTGGGTTTGGGGACTTGCCTGTTTCACGCCTGTAGCTTGCGAACGCAGAAGCCCTCTCAGATGACGGACGGCTCATGAATGAACTGTACATCCTGTCGGTTTCTGCCATGTCGGCATCAAGCAATGACTCACGTCTAGCGCTGTTCTCATCTGCGGCTATTGTGTCTTGCATCATCTCACGACGCCCAGATGAGAGGGAAGAACGTCGAGCGCTTCTTGGGTTACCAGAATCACTGAAGTTCATGTAGTTAGCAACCATGTCATTAACCTGTGCTGACATTTTACCATCACCAAAAAATGCAGCTTCCGATACTTCTTCTGCCAAATCGTCTCGATTGCTTCTATATTCATCAAGCTGTTGATTAAGTTCATTTACTCTTGAGTTTATTTCTTCAACCAATTTTGTGTATTCGTCTAGTTCAATGTCGCCTTCATCAAGATCCATTCTTGCTGACTCAAGTTCAAGTTTTGCTGCCTCAACTTCTCTATATGTATCCGGAATTAGTTCTCTTGCATCTTCTAGATCCTGAGACTTCCTGTCGTACCTGTCCTCAAACATTTCAACTTCATCACGGATCTTTTGAATAAAATCATCAAGATCAGCAAGACTATCAACCGTTTCCGAACGTAATGGACCTCCATTATTTTTGTCAAAGTCGTATACGTCCATTGCGTTTATTTGTCTTTGTACGTCTGGATTTTTTTCGTATACTGCTTTTACTATTTCTTCACGCACCTTGAGAGCATGTTCCAATTTTGCAAGTTGGTAATTTCTTATTTCATCTCGATATGGTGCTGAGTTTTCTGCGTTTGGCATTACATATGAATACAGTTGTTCACCTGAAAATTCTTTTTCAACTTCTGGTGTCTCTGCCAAAACTTGAATAGCTGCTGTCCTGAGGGACGATTCGTTATTTGCATCAATCCTCTCGTAAGCATCGCCCATTGGCTCAAACTTCATTCCAGAAGACATTCCTCTTGTTGCTGTTGAACTGTATACAGATCCAGCTACCGTTCCTACGTCTACGCCGTCGCTGTCACTTCTGCTGCGTCCAGAGGAGAGTCCCCTTGCGCTGCTTGGTGTTCTAGGCTTGCTAGGAACGTCAACATCTTGCAATGCTGCGTTGACTGCGTTTGTCGCTTCTGCTTCAAGTTTAAAGATTTCATTTATATTTTCTTTTTCTGAAGCATTTAGAGCTGGGTCATTTGCTTGTAGTTTTGATGCAACTTCTTTATAGCGGTTTAATTCAAGTTCAATCTGTTTTGCCTGATTGAAAGCCAATACCCGTATAACGTTTTCGTCAGGTATCAAAGCAGCAACATCATTAAAAACTAAACCAGAAAGAATCTCTTCTGCGTCTTCATCATCTTTTGCTTGTCCGCTGTCTACGAGGACATTTACTAAATTCCAATCTTTTATTAGATCCTGCTTGGCATCTTCTACATCATAAAATGCACTTTCAGAACCAATGTACTCGCCATCTTCATCAAAGTCTTCTGATAAATTTTCTTCAAATATTTCTCTTGCCGTAGATGCTAAATCCTCATCATCTACGTCATATATTTCCTTGAGCTTTGCGTTGACTATTTTATTATCTTCTGATCGCAGCGCTTCAAGATCTTTATCGGCAGTTTCAAACGATACTCCAGCTAAGCGTAGCTTTTGCTTGGCTAGCCTTAGTGCTTGAACATCTTTCATACGCTGAGTTGATGGGTGTTCTGCAATAAGATCACTTCTTCTAGAAAGTATATCTTTGTTGGTTTTTAATGCAGTGTCATACTCTTGTGCCAGCTCAATTCTTTCTCTTCTTAGCCTTTGCACTTCTCTTGATGGAGATGGTATATCAGTAGCTCTTCTATCGCCGTCAAAAGTTTCAGGAGCTAACTCTGCTACTGAATCAAGAACATCATGTATCTGCAATGGCGTTGCATTAAACCTGTAAGCAAGTTCATCTACGCTTAGTCCACTATGTGAAAAATCTTTAGCTATTGCTTCAGCAACTAATTGCTTTTTGTATTCCGTTTCGTCTTCACTCATCTGCCCAAACTGACGAATACGCTTTGGCTTTAGTTTTCCATCAAATGGCAATCCCATCCTAAAGCGCCTCGCAGCTGCAAGTCTTTGCACTCTGCCTGATATGGCAGGGCTTTTTTCTCCAGCAACAACTGGGTATTCGGCTAGGAGTTCTTGGTACGGGATTGTAACGTAGTCCCTCCAGAACATATCGTGGTCTTCTGCTGGTGTATCGGGAGTATCCCAGTTATGTGGTCGGGTTTTTGATGTTCCGTCATCTGGAGTGTCATAAACCCATTGTCCGGACTTTCCGTCCCAACGCGGCCTATGAGGTTCTCCATTGAGTTGTGCGTAATCGCTTGGATCTCTCTTTGAAGGATCGTATTCCTCTCCGTACCTACCAGAAGACAGACCACCCCTGCCGTAAGGCCTATCAAGGTAGTCATCGTACGCACTGGTCATTGCCTCAAGCGTGTTGCCATTAGCCATTCCTATGTACCGATTATGAATGGCATCACTTTCTTCCCAGTACCCAACTATGCTTGCTGCATCATCTGAAGAAACGCCATTTTCCTTGAGTGCGTTAATCGCGTCTCTTCTGAAGTTTGCTGAATAACCATATTTTGCTGGATTGTCTTCAAAGTCGGCTTTGGCAATTTCTGGGTCATAATCACGCGAACCGGGTCGTTCGCTGTTTGCATTGTCTACGAAATAAATCTGCTCAATATTGGATCGTTCATTGTCGCTGAGTTCTTCCCATGAGGAGAATGGTTTACCTAGTTCTCTTCTTCCAGAAGACAATCCTCTTCTGCCTGAAGACATTCCTGCTCTGCTGTATGGGCCAGATGACGTGCTTTGCCTGCTTGCTCCAGGGATAAGTCCCTCTATTCTGTCAAGCCTGAATGTCCTATATTCACCGGACTCGCTATCTATGCCACCAAAGTAAAGAGCTCCAGCCTTTGACCGACGAAGAGAGTCGTAAATACCATTATCCGACTCTGCTCTGATCTCACGCATTTTGCCGTTGTACTTGAATGCAACCGCATCTGGGGAAACAAACAAGTATCTGAAGTTTGCACCAATGTCATCGGTGCGGGCTGCTGCCTCTTCTGGGGTTATGTTTGCTGGGTCTCCTTGGCGTGGATCAATTCCTCGTCCAGAAGAGAGACCACCTTCACCTTCTAGGCCAGCCTCAAGTTCGGATGAAGTCTTTAAAAAGTTCCGCTGCTCATCTTCGGACATTGAATCTTCTATTGCTTGCCTGATGTCATAACTGTCTTCATCGTACGAGCGGTACCCAAAGTCGCCGGGGCGGTTTTTGTAGTCGGACTTATTGATGCCGTGGTTTCTTTCTAAATAATCCCAACCAGGGTCGTCGCTTAGTGAACTCGTAGTGTTGGTCAGTACTTCATATACTTCGTAACCTAGATCTTCAGTGGAAAATTCGTCTATTTCTTTCAGGCGCTCAGCCAATGGCACATCTTTGCCAAGGGAGTTGACGACAAGTTTTTCACCAGTTGGCTTTTTACCAGAAGACAGACCACCTTCTGGAATAAATATACCTCTAGTTGCGCCACTTTCATAGTCTCTTATTGACTTTTCAAACTGTTCTGGCGTCATATTTGCTCTGAGGGCGGTAAGGAAATCCTCGCCAGTCATTTCATCAATAGACTCTGATATATATGCTTCTTCAACTTCATCGCTTGATGGGCTGTAGTCACGTTCTGACCCACGTGATCCAGATGACTCAAAACCAAAATCAACACTGCCCGCATACGAGTCAAGTTCATCTTCATCCGGCATGCCACCATAAACGGCATCATAGATCTCTGCGTCACTCATCACGTCCCGTGCGGAGTTTGATGAATAGTCATACCAAGAGTTATCACCTGTAATCGTTCCGTCAGATATCAACTTCTCAATTACGTCTGCGTATTTTTTATCATTATCAGAAAGGTTTATATAAACTTCTTCTTTGCGATGATCGGGAAGTGCTGCAACCATCCTCAGTCGTTCTTTTAATTGCTCAGGAGACATTCTTCTACCAGAAGACAGACCACCCCTGCCATACGGTCTATCAAGGTAGTCGTCGTAAGCACTGGTCATTGCCTCAAGCGTGTCGCCATTTGCATTTCTCAGGTAGCGCTTATGAATAGCGTCATTCTGTTCCCAGTTGGCAACTATGTCTCCTGCTTCATCTGAGGAGAGTCCAGTTTTCTTGAGTGCATTGACAGCGTCTCTTCTGAAGTTTGCAGAGTAACCATACTTTGATGGATTATCTTCAAAGTCTGCTTTAGCAATTTCTGGGTCGTAGTCACGTGAACCAGGACGCTCGCTGCCTGGATTATCCGCAAAATACGTCTGCTCAATAGCGGAGCGCTCATTATTGCTGAGTTCTTCGTATGAGGAGAATGGCTTGCCTAGTTCTCTTCTACCAGAAGAGAGACCACCTCGTTCGGCATCCATTTCGGCAAGCATTTCAAATGCCTTCTCATATTCAGCGTCGTTTGTTTTGTTGTTTCTAAGCTTTTTAATTGTTGGGTGGTCTTCTTCGAGGACCCCTCTGTCAATCAGGAAATCGGCAAGTGCTTTAGGATCGTTTCCTGCTTCTTCTTCTGCGAGGTCTACCCAACTCTTTTTACCAGAAGAGAGACCATCCCGCTGAATATCTGCGGCTAGAATTTCTTGCATTTTCTGTGCAACCAGTGAATTTGGCTCCCCATACTCATTGGTTAATCTATATCCCGGAACGCCCTCATTTGAAAGAGCTTCCCTTGCTCTTTGCATGATGGAGTCATATTCTGCATCACCAGAATTCGCCATCTCCTCAAGCCTGCGCTCGGCAGTCATCATTGCTCGATTTTTTGAGGTATTTCTTAGACTTGGGTCAACTGTCCGTTTAGGCTTTCTAGGCTTTGCGGGAATGTCTCCAGATTCATTAAAGCGAATGCCAGAAGAGAGACCGCCTCTACCGAATCCATATTCGCTTTCGAGTTTGGCTAGACTTTCTCTATCTTCCCTGGCCCAGCCAGAAGTATCTGGAGCGACGGCCATGAGGAAATCTTTCATTCCTGCGTCAATTCCTGCGTACTGCTGTTCTCTGCTTGAATCTTCCGAGCGGTTAGCTTTGCCTCGTCCTAATTGAGAAACGACGTCTCTGTACCAACTTGAATACTTCGTAGAAGCCTTCTGCTTTTCATTGAAGTCTTTTGGCTGCTTTGCTGTGCCTTTGCCAAACCAGCGTGACCTTGCGTCGTTGTAGCCAAGTTCACGACCACGAAGGAAGTCCTCTGAGAATCTGCCACCACGCTCGTCTTGCTGACGCCCAATCGTGGTGAAGCTCATGTCCATGCCAGCTTCCCATGCATCAATCAGTTTGTCATGCGCTTCTCTCTTTGCATTTTCTTCTGCATTTGGGAATTGCTTCTCAAGGTCACGATCCCTATTTGAGTGACGGCTCAGATCTCTTTTACCAGAAGATAGAGCTCTCCTGTCTGCTGCTGGTTTCTTGCTTCCGCCTTTTTGCTTCTTGAATGCTGCTGTTGCGCGTGCTGCGTCAACGACGCCTCTTGTTCCGAAGTCATTGATGCCTGGAATTGCTGGTCTTTGGTATGGAGTTCCTTCTTGAACTAATCCGTCGTTGTCGCCGTCCCATGCCTTTGGATTAAATCTTGCAGCCATTCCACGGCCAGCCCTAGCAGTACGTCCTGCAAGGTTTCTGCCGAGTGCTTTTACTGCGTTATTAACTGCTTCTGCAAAATCTTTATTTACGCCAGATGTGAAAACAATTCCACCATCATCAACATATGCTTCTGCTCGGTAGTAGTCAATGATTGGGTCAATTGCCTGCTTCATCTCAAATGCATCTTTTTTAGTTACTGGCAAGTAATAAATTTCATTGCTTGCAGACTTTACGGAGTATTCGCCTATGCGTGTCAACTTGACTGAAGGCACAAGCGCATCACGCTTGCTCTTGACTGCATGCCTTAGGTCGCCTTTTACAAATACTTCTAGGTACTTGTCTTCAACCTCTTTGAGCCACTTGACTTCTTCTTCTTGCATTTCTTCTAAGACTTCTTGCTTCTTGATAGGGCTTACCTTCACTACGCCCTCTGGGATAACGGCGAAGCGACACTTGCCACCATCTTCCACTTTCAATGCAATTATCTTGCAAACACCATTGCCTTCATACATGACGCAGTTTGAGCATTTGACGCCAATTTTTGCGACCATGTTCTCCGCTGCAGGCTTATATCCAGCCCAAACGCCGTTCGCATCTTCGTTGAACTTGCCGTGTCTTTTGGTTATCTTTATAAGGGCTTCAGCAAGATCTGCTTCTTCCTGAACCAACTTTGGCTTTCCTGCTGGCTTGCTTGATGAATCTTCACCAGCGTAGTCAATTTGAACAAGTGGCATCTGGTTAGGCATGCCACCTGGCAAGACCTGTGGAACAATAACTGTCTGATTTGGATTCTGTGGAACCATTGGACGCGAAGGCATTCCCATTGGCATCATTGGTTGTGGTTGTTGTGGCATCTGGCCTGGCATTTGCATTGGCTTATTTATGCGCTGTGGAGCAGAGAACATATAGGTACCGTTGTCATTATGAAAACGACACTTGTATGACTCTTCTTCGTCTTCTTCGCCAGTGGTAAATGTGACAGAGCCATCCTCAATGGACGAGATCTTTACTTTTGATCCAGTTTGCAAAGAAAGTTCTTCCTGCAGCTTCCTCTGAACTTCATCTTCTGGGATGTTTGGCATTCCCTGCATCATTGGCATCATCATTGGTTTTACGCCATCTGCGTTTTTTACAGAAATTGTGCCAGTCAGCTGATTAGCACCGTGCAAAACTGGAGAAACTTCATAGAGTTCAACTTCGTACAAGATGTTTGCTTGTGATCCTTGGTCAAACTGTGCACGGAGAGTTTTGTATCCGATAGACCACTCTTGCTCTTCACCAAAAAATGCAACATTGGCGAATGCTTCTTTGCCTTTTTCTGAGTTTAAGTTGAATTGGACTTTCGCATAAAGTCCACCGATTCCGGCTGATCTCATTTTTGGTGGGAGGCGAGGATCGTTTGGCGGAACCTCATACATTTCAAGGACTTTACCTATTGGATCGTTCCAGTTATGACCCCATACAACACGTGGCTTACGGCGCAGAAGGCTCTTAGCAAATGCTCCAGTTGCGCATACGTCACCAACGGAATCCTTGTTACCTATACCAGCAACAAAACACTCAACTATTCCCTGTGCTTGGTCTAGATTTACCTGACCAGTGCTTGCTTTGTATTGAATATTTTGTGAGTATGTATAGGACATGCGAATAACTCCTTTGGTTATGAAACGATAATAAACGAGGAAATGGTCGTTACAAAGGAAGTATTAGCAATTTATTGATGTTTTACAGAAATGGTTTACTGAAACATTCTTCCAAATGTCCACGCTCTGCGTGATTCGTCTTCGGCAACTTCAAATCTCTTCCGCGCCATGACGTTTGCATAGTGAGAAACTACTAATTCCCTAAATGCTGATGATCTTTGCTCTTCTCCTGCAACATTTAAGGATGTGAACATTGATTCTGAGATTTTGTCTCTTGTTTCTTTATTTATTTCTTTTATTCTGATCATCTGGGAACTTACTTGAGCCTGAATATCTTGACTAGAAGCCCACGCTTTAGCGCTCTTGGTGTCTTTGTTTGTGACTTCTTTGTGCGCATCTTGAATAATTGCCGCAATGACTGGCTTTATGTCTTCATCCATCTGGCGATCCCATGTTTCTGACTGAAATATGGAGTCAATGTCTAGAGTTCCAGCAAAGAGTGATTTTTTAGCCTTTGCTCCTGAGATTTTTTCCAGAACAACACGCTGTTGTCTCTCTACAACTCTTTCAATGCTTCTGTTCAGAATCTCTTCCCACCTGTCAAGATCCAACTGCTCTAGCGATTTCGTGCCAGGGACTAGTGGTATTGGGGAAAACTGTTCTTCTTCTTCTTCTTCTTCTGGCGGAGCTGTCGCTAAGGTTGTTTCTGGTGGTGACTGCTCTGGCGGAACTCCCAATGGTGGGGCAACTGCATCTTGAGGCATTGTTGTTTGAGCAAGTGCTCCAGCCATTGTGTTTGGATCAATCGGCTGCTCTCCGCCTGGCATGCCAGGAGGCATTCCCATTACTGGAGGCATTCCCGGCATTCCGGGAGCACCTGGTGGCATTCCTGGGGCACCTGGAGGCATTCCTGGAACTCCGCCTTGCTCCGCAGCAGGTGGTTCCATCTTCTTCTTTGTATTTGCAATCGGAATGAGGTTTGGATTCATCAATAGCGAGTCCGACAAATCGCTTTCTGTCTCTTTGCGCCCAGAACCATATCTGTATTCGTTGTTTGATATGAGTCCAGCTTGGAACTCATCCATCAAGTATCTTCTCTGCTCTTGCTTGTAAAGCATGATGATTGGGACGTTTGATGTGTCAAAGTCTAGGTAGTAGTCATCGTCAAGTTCATCAAGCCCCCGCTCAAGGATCTCAAGATGAGGAAGCATTGTTTCCATCCAGAAAACACGAATCTCTTCGGCTGCATTGCTGAAGGTTCTGCCAGCAGCGTTTCCTATTACGGATTCTGGTACACCGAATGATGCAAGTATTTCTTCTTTTGTTATCTGCCTCATCTGCATGTATGCAGCATCTCGTGGGCTGGCAGATGTGTCAACGTAGTCAACGCCATCATCAGATGCGATCACAGAGGTGTACCCAGTTCTAGACAGGTTTCCCCTGAAGCGACTCTTGAGTTCTTCCTTGTCATCGTCGTCAATTTCGCCACGGAGAACTAAAAGTCCACCTGGTCTTCCGTCGTTGAGCAAGTAGTTTCTATTGTAGAGCTTTGCTAAGTTTTCTATTTCAATCGCTACTCCACATGCTTCTAGCGGAGTCAACGAAAGGTAAGGATCGAGCGGGTGAGGTCTGCGAATCCACAGAACATCCTCAGGTTTTAGAGTAACTTTTTGTCCATGAGGCATTTGAACCTCAAATCCAGAAACGAACTTTTTTGCATCTGGAATTGGAGCCGTAGATTGAGGCGGAAGAAGGTTCAGGCCGACAATGCCGCCATCACGTCCCCGCACCTTCTCTATAAAGACACCACGGGTACCAAGCAACAATTGAGCAGAAACTCTATATCTAAAGATAAAAGAGTTTTCACCGATATTTGATTTATTGTTCAGAACTTCAAGAAGCCTTGAGTTTTTTGCGCCCTTACCAGAGAGTATTTCCCCGTCTGGCGAGTTATCTTTTCTCAGTTGTATTGGAAGTCTTGCTTGGTTTCCTGCAATAGCGTCAATACACCTAGCAACCCAAGTGACCTTCTGCATGCCCTCTTTGTATGCTCGCTCAATATCCCATGAGTCCCTATATGGTCTTCCTGAATAGCCGGGGTTGTGAGATATTGGAGCACCAGGCCCAAGATCTTTTGATTCCGCCCCATTTATAGATTTATCACTACGGGAGTTCCATGCCATACTTTTTACTCACGACCCAAGATATAACCGAATAGGCCGCAGGAGATACCCGCGGTTATTAAACCAGCTGGCGCATAGATTAACCCAGCGCCAATTCCACTCAACAGTATAAATGAACTCATTAGCAAATAAGCGAAGGTTGACCGATTAAACTTGATTAGCAGTGACTGCAGGATTTTTCGCATATGCTACACAGTAGCCTAATGCAGTGGCTTGTGGCGTAGGAGATAAAAATAATGACAACCGATTGGAATAAGGTTCTTGAATATCTTCAGCCAAGAATGCCACCGTTTTGCCCAGAGGAACCATCAATAAACCAAAAAGTTTTTTTACGCACAAATTCAATTGAGGGATTATTTGGCGGAGCAGCAGGTGGTGGAAAGAGTTCAGCATTATTGATGTCTGCTCTGCAGTATGTTGACGTTCCTAGCTATTCAGCGATCCTTTTTAGACGTACCTTTGCCGACCTCTCGCTTCCCGGCGCACTCATGGACAGATTTAAGAGCTGGATAAATCTTTACGACGATGTCCACTGGAATAACAACAGTTTCGTGGCGACTTTCCCATCTGGGGCAAGAGTATCCTTTGGGTACCTAAATAACGCTGGGGACTATCTTCGTTACAAAGGTTCAGAGTTTCAGTTCATAGGAATGGACGAGGTTACGGAAATACGAGAATCGGACTATAGGTACATGTTCTCCCGTCTACGTCGTCCATCATCTGGTCCGCTTGCCAAGGTTCCACTCAGAATGAGGGCAGCATCCAACCCTGCCCCAAACTGGGTTAGGCAAAGGTTTATTGTTGAAGGGTTGGCAGAGGGAAGGATATTTGTCCCCTCAAAGTTGACCGACAACCCCGGAATTGACGCAGCATCATACCGTCAAGCACTTTCCGCCCTTGACCCGATAGAGCGAAGAAGGCTCGAAGAGGGAGACTGGTGGTCAACTACTCTCGGATCGTTGTTTGATAGGACTGCTTTCGTTATTATTGATAACAATGAGATTCCTCAAATAACAAGTTCCGCAAAAGCAGTTAGATTTTGGGACTTAGCGGCAACTGAGCCGTCCCATTCAAACCAAAACCCAGACTACACGGTTGGGACTTTAATGCTATTTGACCAAGGCATTGCTTATGTTCTTGACGTAAAGAGATTCAGGCTAAAAGGCGATAAGGTTGAGCACATGATTGCTCAAACCGCTTATGAAGACGGGCATGGAGTTCCAATAAGAATTGAACAAGAACCAGGGTCGAGCGGAAAAGCGTTGATGGATCAATATGCTCGCTATGTTGTCCCTGGATACGACTTTGGTTCAACTAGGCCTACTGGAGACAAGACAACAAGGGCTAGACCTTTCGCTGCAGCAACCGCCAATGGAAACGTAAGAGTTGTTCGTGGGCCGTGGCTCACTGACTGGCTAGATGAGTTCTCAAGCTTTCCAGAAGCATGTGATCACGACGACCAAGTTGACTCCGCCGTTGGTGCATTTACTCATCTTGCAGGGTTGGGGTTGCCACAAAGAAGATCAATCGCTATAGTGGTCTAAGTATAAGTAATTAGCAAAAAGGAAATATTATGGACACGGAAGATTTTATTAGTAACTCTATTATTGAAAATCCAGTAGAAGCAGTAAATGCTCTACGGAAAGCAATAGTTAAAATTGACTCAACATTTACCGCTTTTACAGAAACAAACCCTAGCGTTTCTGAAACTGCAGGAATTTTGCTTGAGTTGAACCTTGCCAAGAGAGATCTCGCAATGGTTTACGACTCACTGAGTGCGTCTTTCTCGCGACTCATGGAAATTGAAAACAGCACAGAGGTTGAACTTGATGGCGGTGCGACTATTGAGAAAAAGAGTTCTTATGATCGCAAGGGATGGCAACATAAAGAACTTGCCTCTGCTGTCGTTGATCGCATTATTCAGTATTCGGTTGATATGGACACTGGAGAAAACTTAAAGAGCTCGAGAGAAGTGGCACTCGAACTTCTCAACTATTGCGCACCTTCGTATTGGAGAGTAAAAGAACTTTCCTCAATAGGGATCAATGCTGATACTTATTGCGAAACAGGAGATCTCAAAACATCAATTATAGTTAGGAAAGGTAATAACCAATGAGTAATGAAATTATGAAGCAATTAGCGGAACCGTTTGCTCCAGAGATGGAAAAAACAATGTCAAAGGGTGGGACACGACTCACCTATATCCCCGTAAGTGAAGTTATCAACAGGCTGAATAAGGTTCTTGGTATTGATAAGTGGTCTTTTGAGGTCATCTCGTGCAGTAGGGACGCTATGGATCCAGAGTACATCGTTGCTCACATCCGCCTTTCGTGGATGACTAGCGACAAGTACACAGAAAATTACGGCCCAGTAATCACAAGGGACGGTATTGGTGGTCAAAAGATCAAGCGCACAAAAGCTGGAGACATTGTTGACCTTGGCGATGAGATGAAGGGTGCTATGTCTGATGCACTCAAGAAGGCAGCACAGACTCTGGGCGTTGGTCTTTACCTTGCTCGTTCTGACGATGCTATGGATGCAGAAGATATTGCAGAATCACCCGCTCCCGTTGTTGTTCAAGACAAAGAACTTGCTGAGAAGTGGGATCGGTTTACTTCCATTGTTAAGGATTTCAGCAGTGAGCAAAAGGCTGAACTAAATAACTACTGGATTGCAAATGGTGAGGGAAATCCAAAGCCAACAAAATCAACAGCAACACACCAAAGCCTAGATTTGCTTGTCGCAGAGTCGGTTCGCATCTCTTTTGGCGGTGAGTATGCAAATAGAGCAGATTAATCTAACTCCCCCACCTCATCTTTCGGTTTCTTCAATACAGACATATCAACAGTGTCCATTAAAGTTTAAGTTCAGTAAAATAGACTTGATCAAAGACGCACCAAATGAATCGTCAATGCTTGGAAACTTCGTTCATGATGTTCTCGAAATGCTTTATAAGCAAGAAAAAAATTCACGAACATTAAATTTGGCGAAGTTTTACGCAAGGCAACTATGGGATGAGGTTTGGTTTCCAAACGTGCAAACCCTGATGCTCAGCGAAGAGAAAATTCGCCTATTCAGGTGGAATGCTTGGTGGTGCATTGAGAATCTTTGGAGACTAGAGAATCCAGAATTAATAGTTCCGCTAGGTATTGAACATGAAGTAAATGTTGATATTGGCGGAGTAAAAATAAAGGGATTCATAGATAGATATTCACAAAGTGAAGACTCTTTGATGCTTACTGTAAGTGATTACAAGACTGGCAAGACTCCTAGAAAAGAATTCCAAGATGATAAATTTTTTCAACTTAACGTATACGCAAAAGCGCTGTCCGTTTCAGGGGTTGGATACGCAGATCACTTAGAACTTCTATACCTAAAAGATGGTGTCAGACTGAAGCGAGACATAAGCGAAAAGGGAATAGAAGAAGCTGTAGAAACAATACAGCAAGTTAAAAGTGATATAGATAACAGTTGTTCAACTGGAAATTTCCCAGCAGTAAAGTCAGTCCTTTGTGGCTGGTGTAGTTATAAACCTATTTGTCCGAAATGGAAAAAGTAATGATAAATGATGATGCATTCGCAGAAATGGTTGCAGAAGAAGTTAAGAATAAACTCCACTCTTCTGAGAAGAAAATTCTTCTTCAAGAAGAGAACTGGGATAGATGGAAGCAGTGCTTGCTTGCGCTGGTTGACAATCTAGAAGAGCAGATTTACAACATTGAGAACGACGCTGCTCATGACAAAATTAGATATGAGGCAATGGGTGCTGATGGGCGAAGATTAGCCAAGGAAGCAGCACAAGCTTACAATGGTCGTAAATCAAAGATCGGCAGATTTCTATTCCACGTAAATAAAAGACTTGACCAAGTAACAGGAATGATGGAAACCGGGAAAGTTATTGAGTCTGACGGATGGATAGAAGCAGAGTTGCTGAAGAAGGCAATTATTCGTCACCGCTCAATGCTGCGTGATTACGATCTTGAAGAGACAGCAATTGACAGGGCTCTATGGAGTACACTTGACGGTAGTTGGAAATTTGACGAGATAGATCCGTCATCACTATAGATCCCAACATGGAGGCATCCATGCTGAACAGGAAAAAACCCCTCAAGCAAAAAAGTCAAATTAAAAAAAGATCTAAAAAAACAGAAGAACTGTACAAACAGCGTCGTCCCTTTGTTGAAAAGATACTGAGAGAGCGACCACTTTGTGAAGCATGCAAAGTTTTTGCGATACATGATGAAAAAGTAACATTTAATCAACATATGAGCAGAGATGTTCATGAGATCATCCGCAGATCACAGGGCGGATCAATCCTTGATGAAAATAATGTTCTTGCTGTTTGCAGGCCGTGCCATGTGCGAATTGGTAATTATCCACAATTAGCATTTGATCTTGGACTAGCCAAGCACGGATGGGAAAATAATTAATACAACTATTACTCCTTTCTGTAAAATGAATAAGTCTAAACTTTTTTACTAGGTACCTAAAGCAACGCTAACTTTCGAGAACAGAAAGGCAAGGTGGTCCAATGTCTAGTGGATTTCTCCACGGCAAGGAAGCTCGGGTCTCATAGGCATATTGAACCTATAACCAAAAGCCACAACCGCTGGTTTGCTCTGCAGGCACCGGCGGTTGTTTGCTGTTTTGGGACGAAAATTGATATAAAATGTTTATCTGGGCGCGCCCAAACCCTTAGGACCGTTACAGATGCAGAAGCCGGGAGATTAAATTCTTCCGGCTTCTGCATGTAGTAGGTTTGTTTCATGAACCTCATGGGGCTAGACCTCTCATTAACGTCTACTGGTTATTGCATCAATGAGGAACCTTCTGTCATAAAAACAAAATTTAAAGGGGCGGAAAGACTTTCAGTTATCTCTAACTTGATACTTGAAGCCGCCATTGGAAAAAATGTTAATTTAGTGCTAATTGAAGGTTATGCATTTGGGGCTAGGAATAGTCAGTCGCACAGCATTGGCGAACTTGGAGGGGCGGTGAGGATGAAACTCTGGGAATCCAAGATCCCATTTGTTGATATCCCACCAACGTGCAGAGCAAAGTTTGCAACAGGAAAAGGTAATGCAAGCAAGAACGAAGTCATCTCTTCAATATCTGCAAAAACTGGAATTGTTTGGGCTGGATCTGGAGCAGATGATATGTGTGATGCTTGGATTCTTGAGCAAATGGCTATAGCGAAACTTGGTATTTCAAGATATGATTGGACGCAATTACAACTATCTGCCCTAGACAGTATTGAATGGGGACTACTGAAGGAGATTGATATTGAACAGATCTAATCCTATTAGCCAAGTTGACGTAGAGTCGGAAATTCTCCGTCTTTTGGATGATCTAGAGAGGGAAACTGAGGCATTTGAAACCCTCGCAGTTGATTCCTCAAAAAAAGAAGCTCTTTACAAATCAAACTGGGCTAAAGAATATCTTTCGGCAAAAGGATCAATCAAGGAAAGAGAGGCATGGGCAGACTACAAGATGGACACCATTGCCTATGACCTAAAAATAGCTGAAGCGCTAACCAAGTCAAAGCGCGAGAAGCTGCTAAGTCTCAGAACGGCGATTGACGCCATGAGAACACTAAACGCTAACGTAAGGGCTCAGGTATGAAATTTATAAAAAAGAATAAATCACTATTCCCAGAGAACTTAACAAAACATTGGGAATCGGCAGCGCACAGAAGATACTCAAGTATGAACGACGACGATGTTTGTCCATGGAATCTAAGTCCAAAGACAATTGATGAATTCGTACTAGCATGCGATAAGCGCAATGAGTGGCACAAGAGTAATGCCGGAGACCATCGCTATTCTTGGTGGTCATGCCTATTGACGCACGACTTAATGGAAGACATCGCAAGAACATTAAAGGAAGTTAAAGATGCCCAACGGAATACATGAGTCGTTAAAAAACTTATCAGTTGAAGTTAATACGCTTTCTCCGCTCGATGGTAATCCAAGAATTGGAGACGTTGATGCGATCATGGCTTCATATAAAGAATTTGGTCAATTAAAGCCGATAGTTGCCAAAAAAAACGACGACGGAACAGCAACAGTAATTGCCGGAAACCATCAATTAGCTGCCGCAATACAACTTGGGTGGGACAAGATTGCAGTTGTTTTCATTGAGGCTGACGACAAGAGGGCGATTGCTTACGCTATTGCTGACAACAGAACCATGGAACTCGGGTATACCGAGCCAGAGTTGCTTGAGAACATGTTAAATGAAATATCTGATTACTACCCAGAGTTACTGGACGGTCTTGGCTGGGACGAGTTTGACATGGCAGAGATTGAGCAATCTTCACTGCGTGAAGGTTCTGAACTTTCCACCAGTGGAGTCTACTCAACTCCAGTAATGGTTGACCAAAAACCAAAGTTTGACGATCCCGTAAGACTTCACGTAGAAGAAGACGAGGATGGCGATAGGAAAATAGTTGCTTCGCCCGGAATGGATCACAACGATATAGCAATCAGGGGTTCAACGATAAACTCACCTTCGCCACAGGCTGTCGTTCAGTACACATTAGTGTTTGATAACACGGATCAGCAAGCAATTTGGTATGACTTCATAAGGTGGCTAAGGAATGATCCAGCAATTGTTGGGTCAACAACCGCAGAACGCTTAGTTGATTTCATACAGGCACGCACAGAGGTATGACAAGACAGAGAATGTTCCTTGACATGACATGTGTTGAGGCTGCTAGGCAGAGAATAAGACACGTATACGATACTTTTGACACCGTATGCGTTCAGTTCTCTGGAGGCAAGGACTCAACAGCAGTTATGTACCTCGCAAAAGAGATACACGAAGAGCGTGGACTCGGCCCGGTGAAAGTTATCTTCAGAGATGAAGAAATGGTTAGTCCAGCGACAATCAAGTATGTTGAGAAGGTTCGCAATTACGACTGGGTTGACATGGAATGGTATTGCCTTCCATACCCAGCGGAGATATGGATACTTGGAACCAGAGTAACAACACTGCTATGGAGTAATGCCAGAAAAGAACAGGGAAGGCTTGTCAGAGATATTCCTGAATGGGCAATTACTGGAGAAAACTTCGGGCTGACTCATGATGTCTCTCTTCCAGAACAGACTGATTACTACACCATGCAGGGAAAGACTGGAAACGTAGCTTTCATCACTGGAGTTAGAGCCAGTGAGTCAATGGTTCGCTACAGGTCATGCGTACAGAAGTTACACGAAAGCTACATAGTTACTCCGTACAAGTTGAAGCGCAGTATTCCAATGAAGTTCGCAAAGATCATTTACGACTGGAATACGAATGATGTATTCAAGTATATAATTGATGAGCATGACGCTGACTTTTGTGAGTACTACGAACTGGCTGCAATGACGGGAAGTAATACAAGAATTGGCATTCCTCTTCACAGCGTGGCGATTAGGAGAATAGGTGACGTTGTGGCAACTGAGCCAGAATTCTATGATCGCCTCTTCGAGTGCTTCCCTGACATTGATGCTCAAAAAAGATGGTGGCCTGATTTTGATATTGAAAAACTTATTTTAAAGTATTCGGAAAAAGGATTTGACGGAGCATCTGCGTTCATCAACGATTACTTAATTGGTGACAGGAGAAAAATGGAGGCCAAGGCTTATGTCGCCAAGTTTAGGAAAAAACACTTTGAGAGTCCTTCCTCTTACCCGATAAGTTGGCTAATAAGAAACCTCGCCTTAAATGATATAGATGTAAATTCACCAAGCCCAGTCGGACCTGGAACTAGGGCTTATACCGTTCGTGAAATGGAAACAGAGAAAAGTAATGAACATCCCGAAGATTGAGATTGTGCCCATTGATGAATTAGTCGTCCCTAGTTGGAGAGCAACTCACACGCTGAGACCAAACTTGCTGACAGTTTCAGCCTCCTTGGTAAAGTACGGGTTCATACAACCGATCCACGTTATGAGCCGTAAAAACATAATTATTGACGGCACGGAAAGGGTGAACCTATGCATGTCGGTAAAGAAACTATCTGAAATAAAAAGCAGTGGTATACCAGTCATTTTTCATGACATATCTGAACAAGAAGCAATGATGATGCACCTTCAGTTCAATAGGGGAAATGGAAACATCGTTGCGAAGAGAATGTCTTCAATAGTAAGGAAGCTGTACGTTTCTAGTGCATATACAGAAAAAGACTTCAATGAAATGCTTTGCATGAAGAATTCAGAGTTTAGTTTAATGCTTGACGGATCTATTTTTAAGAATAGAAAGATACAGGAACACAACTACTCAAGGGCGTGGGTTCCAGTAGAGGCTCCACCTGGCACGATTGACAATGGACCCTTCATAGAGAAACCGCCAAATGACGATAGGTGAAAGTTAAAAAAATTGAAAATGCTATAATCTTCTCTACCGACTATCATTAGAGGAGCAAATTTATGCCTGGATTGCGCTATGGCCCAGACATTACGGATGATGCGGCATCGTTGATGATTTCCGAAAACAAGATGAAAGCAAGGCTTCGTGCTGCGCAGAATCCAAGAACTCAGCAAACCATTAAAGCAAGACTTGCAAGACTCAATCAAACTACTCAGGATGTTTTCGGCAGTAGGGAAAACAGAAACAGACTTGCGCAGTATTCAATTGGAAATGCTGGCTATGCAAGGGGAAACAGGACTAGCGGAACAAGAAAAGCAATTAGGAGTCCATTGGGCGGACCTGCGCAGAAAGCTGGGAAAACAGGGTTTAGAGCTCGTCCCGGCATAAAGAGATCGGATGGATCACTTTATAGGCAGGCAACCGCAAGGGCTAAAGAAAACGCAGCAGAATTCAAGAAGTCAGTTAGCGCATCAAGCAGGCAGCCATCAACAACTAGGGCCAAGGCAAAACAATCAGTTGCTAAAAAAGCTCAGGCTGCCCGCAAAACTCCAAGAAAAAAATAAATAGGCGGATGCAAGAATGATAGTGACAAAAGCTGAATTAACCAATTACATGGACATCAAGCTTAGTTTGCGTCAACAGGACGCTGCTGACCTTATTCTTGCAGGTCTCCAAGGCGAATTGGAAGCATATCTTCGCAGACCAATAGAGCCGCTTGAATTTGAAGAGGAATATAGACTCCCCTCAAATCAACACGGAGTTCCGATGGGGACCTTCTTGAGTACAAATACCTCAAACCAATACTCTGACTCATTTTCAACAAACCCTGTTGACTCAATGATTTACGCAGAACCACCAAAAATGATTTATTTGAGAAACTCTCCAGTCATTGAAGTAATTTCGGTTACCGTAAAACCAGTACACGGCACACTTAGAACGTTAGTTGTTGATGACGACTACGTCGCTCATAGGTTTGGCCTTGAATATTTCTATGGTTTTGAGAATGACTTGGTCACCGTAAACTACACCGCTGGGCTTGATGGAGGTACGCTTCCTTTCCTCAAATTACTTATACTGCGCGCGGCATCACGGGAAATGCAAAACCTGCATGATGACGTAGTTGGCGTAAAGGATCTCGAAACACGTAACGTTGGTCCGCTTGTAACTGGATTCCTTGACACGGAACTTGCATCTGTAAGCAGGTATAGGAGAAGGCGAATAGCATAATGGCTCCCCCCATTCTAATAACTCTCACCATTGACATTGATGAGACGATGGACAATATAAAAGACATTGAGAAAAGAAGTAGAAACTTCTCTCCCGTATGGAGATGGGCAAAGAGAAGCCTAGAAAGGTCTTTTTCTGAGAACTTCCGTGCTGGCGGTTCCTTAGTTGGTGGATGGGATCCGCTTGACGTTGGTTATTCATCGTGGAAGACTGAACATTTTCCCGGTAGAGGCAAATTGCGCGTCAGTGGCAAACTTTTCCGTAGCATATCAAGCCTTGATGGTGGAGTAAATAAAATTGAAAAGTTAAGCGCTACATTTGGAACAGATGTAGAATATGCAAAATTCCACCAGTATGGGACGACGAAAATGCCATCAAGAAAAATAGTATTTGAGCCTGCTGGATTTAAGCGTGAACTCAATAAAAAAATGGTTGACTATGTTGTCAATGGTAAAAAAAGCATGGTTGACTGATGCCGCTTTCTTCGTATCCGCTGATGCATGGTGCTCAGTTTGCTAAATCATATGTTAACAATTATTTTAAACAGGACATACCGGTCCGCATTGTTGATTACAGAAATGGTTGGCAGGTTGACGACATAAACCTACCCACCCCAGAGGAATTCTTGGTTTACGAGCCGATAGCAATTGACTCTTGGCCGACCGTAATAACCGTTGCAATATCAACAAGCCAGCTAGCAAGGCTTGGATTTTCTGGCCCAGATCCCCTCTACAGGGTTGCCTATCAAATGAGAACATATGTTTGGGTTAGGTGTGAAGGATCTGAAGAAGTGACGATTATGAGAGACAGGCTCACAACTGTATTGAGAGCAGCCCTTCTTGATTATCCGTGTCTCAAAGCTTACGACGAGCGTGAGTCGTTCAGGGTAAGCATAGATGAAGGAAGCCTAAGGGAAGAGTTCTCAGACATCACGCTACTCAAGGGAGACAGGATGATGGCTGGGGCATATCTTGGCTACACTCTTGAAATTGATGAGATTGTATCACGTAAGCCAATTGGCACACTTTCCGAGATACAGGTTGATATCGTTCCTCACTCCATGAGCGCATCCATCAACGTTTCTGGCAGTGTTTCAAGCCCTGAAGTAGTCGTAAATTGACAATATATTTACAGGAACCCTTTTATTATATTCTTTTTGATACAGTTGCATCAGATAAACCTCTATCATCTGTACAATATAATTCGTTAGGCGGGGTCAATCCCCAAGACAAGATTTATAGGAAGGTCTCATGCCAGGCGTAGTTATCTCCACAGCAGTAAGAACGGGTCCTTCATCGGCAACGGTTCGCGAGTCATCACAGCTTTTCGTTGTTGGACTGGCAGAGCGCGGTCCATCCGATGAAGCTGTCCTAGTACAAAGCCTTGCCGAATTTGAAAACATATTTGGCGGTTTTTTTCTTTCAACATCGTACCTTCACCCAACGGTAGAAACCTTCTTTGAAGAAGGTGGAACTCAGGCTTACGTAGCACGCGTTGTTGGCTCATCCGCAACGACTGGCACAAGAGTATTGCTTGGAACTGCCTCAGCATCGGCTACCACCGTAATGACGATTGATGCAACTGGCCCGGGCTCTTGGAGTTCTAACGTGTCGGTTACCGTTGAGCATGTTGGTGCATCTTCCTTCAAGGTAAAGATTCTTTACTCTTCTGTTGAGGTTTACAGCACCGGAACAGTCACTAGCCTTACTCAAGCAGCTGGAAGAATCAATAGCAGCACAATTGCTTCACGTTACGTAGTGGCAAGTGTTGCTAGCGGTCAGACTGCTCGCCCTGCCTCTGGAACACTTGCCCTTTCTGCTGGTGATTCAAACCTTGGAACAGTTGCTAACTCAACCTATATAACTGCTCTTGATCTTTTCAATGATGCTCTTGGTACTGGTGCTGTATGTATTCCAGAAGTTGAGAATGCAACAAACAACACGACATACACTGTTTCTGAAGCATTGGTAACTCATGCAAACGCAAACAGCAGAATTGCAATCCTGCATGGAGCGATAGACGATACGTCTGCTGAAGTCATTGCAAAAGCTGCATCAATCCAGGCTGACGATAATGCTGAGCATGCAGCAATCTACTACCCATGGGTTGATGTTCCAACAACAACTGCTGGCGTTACTCGTAGAATTCCACCAGATGGCTATGTTGCTGCTAAGAGGGCACTTGCCCACAACCAGTCCGGCCCACAAGTGGCTGCAGCTGGCTTGATCTCTGCATCAAGATTTGTTTCTGGTATTGCTACGGAGATCAACAAGACCACTGGCGATGCTCTCGATGACGCATCTGTCAACGCAATAAGAATCATCCAGAACTCTGTAAGAATCTATGGTGCTCGTTCGCTTTCATCAGACACAGATAACTTCAGATACATAACTACTCAGGACATCGTCAATCATGTTGTCGTTGAGGCACAGAGATCACTGGAAGACCTTGTGTTCGGTGTGATTGACGGCAGAGACACAATCTTTGCTGCAATAACTTCAAGGCTCATATCAATTCTTGCCCCAATGCGCGATATTGGTGCATTGTTCCAAGCATTTGATGCTAATGGTAAAAAAATTGACTCTGGGTTCACGGTTAGGTGCGATGCTGCTCTTAACCCTGTCTCTCAGCTTGCGGGTGGAACCGTGAAAGCAAAGGTTGGCCTTCGCACAAGTAGCGTAGGCGATAAAATAGAGGTTGAGATTACCAAGTCTAACCTCACGGCAACTGTCGTTCAATAACGGAGGAATGACTAATGGCAAAAGTATCTCAAAGGCAAGTTCTCGGGAGCATAGTTCCAGTTGACACACTAAAACACCCAAAGTGGACTGGATTTAAGTTCGCTCAAGTTTCTGGTGGCGAAATAACTGCTTCAGTAGAAAAAATCTATGAAGGCGGAAAGTTGCGCCCAACAGTAATCTGTGCACCATCAGAAATAGGTGACATCACGCTTACTGCACACTATGACGATGAAAGAATTGGTTCTGACACAGCAAGCGGAATAGCAGCAAAAATAGCTGACTTGCGCCCACTTGTTGGAAGAGCGAAGTACAACGTCACGGTAGAAACTTTTGACTGCGACCTCGCTGTTCCTGGTACCGACAGAGTTTATGCAAATGCTCTCTTGGTTGGCATAACTGAGCCAGACGGCGACTCTTCATCTGGTGCTCCAGCAACCTTCGCTTTGACCTTTGCGGTCGAGGACGTTGAATCAGGCGCTTAATACTTTCTGCGCTTTAAAAATCTGCTCGTAGTTCCACTAAGCGCAATTTTGCTGTGCTAAGTTTCCGACTATGACAACAGAAAATAACTCACTCTATACTCCAGAAGAGCCAGCAAAAACACCAAAACAACCTGTTTTGGCAAAGGCTCCTGCTGATGAAACATTGTTGCAGAAACTGACCAGTACGATCAATAAAAAAGTTGAACGTCAGGCTGTCCACATAGATGTTCCAGAACGTCCCGGTGTAAGCATCAAGATTAGCCCTAACATTACTCAGAATCAGATGCGCCAGTGGAGAAAGAATGCTGGTGAGGATTCAAGAAACGGTATGGACGCAACAAAGTTTGCCTGTTCCGTTATTGGTCATACAACCGTTGGTATCTACATGAATGGCGAAGAAGTATTTGACGAAGATGGCAATGAATTGACATTTGCTTCTCCGTTAGTTCTCAAGATGACCGAAACGACACGACCACTTCCAGACTGTGTTCGTGAATTCTTTGGGGTTGACCCTCATATTGAGGCTGCCGCTCTTGCAATCCTTGATGCTTCTGGCTACTCAGACACGGTGGAAACTGTGGACCCTACGAAGGAGTCTTCAGCGATCTAGTTGAGGACTCATCCGTAATTACGGCAGCTCGTCTTGGAGAATTATTTGGAACAGATCCAATAAGGCTATTAGATTGTAGCGAAAATGAATGGTTAATACGTCTAGCTTGTGCTACAGTAATAAGTAACGACCGCGAAGAGCAAGAACGTAAGGCAAAAGCCAAGGGGTAGAAACCCCATTCTTACACTCACGTGATTTTCATAAAATCGTGGAGCTCGCAAATGTCAGATTCGCATGTAGAAGTAAAACTTGATGCTGATATAGCTGGCTTTATAGCCAACATGAAGCGCGCTGAGCGCGTAATGAAGAGCTTTAACCGCCAAGAGAATAAGATGCTTGCTGGTGGCGGTATGAATTCATACCTATCCCAGATGGACAAGAAGAATGTAAGCGTTAAGAAGTCTTTTGACTCACTTGACCAAGGCGTAAAAATGCTTGGAACCGGACTTACTAAGTTCCTCGGCGTTGCGTTAAAAGGGACAATACTGCAAATGGCCGCAATGGGTGCTGCAATGCTTGCAATTCACGCTTCATTTGTCGTCGGGCAGGGACTGGCTAAGCTCTATGCGGGAGCAATGAAACTTATTTCCGGTGGAGCCGCTGGTCTAGTAGTGATTCTTGGGACAGTTGCTGCAGCAATGCGTGAACAGCAGGCAGCAATGTTTTCATTCTCTGGAGGCGGAGCAAAGCAATTCGGATCTGGAACAAACCAAGCAAGAGTAGCAATGCGTGCCCTTGCCACTGATGCTGATCTTGCTGGTCTTGGAATGAAGAACATTAACAAGACATACGCCGCAATGGCCAAAAGCATGAACTCAACGCAGATTCTTGGTTCAAAGAACTCAATTAAGGCATTGTTTGACTTTGGAGCAGCTGGTCAAGATCCAGCAGCTGCAGCAGAAAAAATTGGTGTTGTTGTTGAAGCATTGAATAACTCAAAGAAGAGTTTTGGAGATGTTCAAACAGCAGCAAAGGCTCTTGGTCCGCAAATGGAAAAAGCCATGAAGGATCTTGGAATAAAAAGCAAAAAACAATTCCAAGAAGCATTGCTATCTGGAGAACTTGCCAAGAGTGGTGGAGTTTTTGGTCAGTTTGCTGAAGTAAACAATACCTTGATAGGGAGAGTTAAAACATTTTTTAATCTTGTAAAAGAAGAATTTGCTGATTTTGGTCAAAAGTTTTTGGAACCAGCAAAAGTAGCAATGCAGAAAGTATTTAGAATAATACAAACAAGCATAATGAAACTTACTGGCGAACTTGATTCTTTTGGAACAGGTCAATTCTTTGATGGTCTAGTTAGTGTAGTTGAAAAAGTGTCAAACTTTTTTGTTAATGTTGTAAGAAAATACCTTCCAGACGCAAAAACAACAGTTTCTGGAATGAGTGGAAATTTTGAGAGAATGGCTAAAGGTTGGCAATTCATTGTTGACAAACTTCGTCCGTTTATTGAGGGTGCAAAGGTTCTAGAGCAAGTATTTGTTCCAATTTTTGAAGTAATAAAAGAACAAGGTGCAAAAAGTTTTGGAAAGTTTAACGAAGAACTTGTAGCAAACTCAGCAGCATTTGCCGACATTGGAGAAAGATTTGCTGGATTGATAGAGGCTGCTTTTGAAGTTGGCAGAACTTTCAGAGCGATGATAATAGACTCTTTGCCATTCCTGAGTGACGTTGTTGCTGGGTTAACAACTTTGCTAAATCAGTTAAATGGCGTAAAACAAATATTTGGAAATATGTTTGGATCAACTGGTGGTCTGATGGCATTCTCCGTTATGGCTAGACAGATGAAACAAACGCAGGGTGGGATTATGGGAACGGTTAAGGGGACAATGACCCTTACTCCGCATACTGTTGTCATAAATGCTCCAGGCGCCCCACCAACAACGCTAACCGCAACCCCGGGTGGTGCTCCGAATAGATATGGAGGCGCAGGTACGGCCCCTGCTGGAACTGGTACTCCACCACCTGGTGGGCTAAGCTCCGGCAAGGCTCCAGTGTTTGCTCCACCCATTGCTTCACAGGCACAGCCAGCACCAACAAAGCAGTTAATTGCTGGAAAATCAAGATCTAGTTCTTTACGTTTTTCTTTTGGTGGAAGACAGCAGTATCAACTTCCAGAAAATCAACTCTACAGCCAGACAACCGGACGAACACTAAGGGGTGAAACCAGAGGAATGAAACTACGCGCCTTGCGCGGAACAGCTGGTGGTACAGCACTTCTTGGTAATAAACAACTTGGAATAAGTGGTGCCGCAAATGGCATGGGTGCAAAACTTGGCGTTGGCATGGGTCTTTCAATGCTCTCTCAACGTGCTCCAAAAGAGATGCAAGGCTCGCTCGCTCTTGGTGGAATGGTTGGAATGTACAACCCTATGGCTGGATTGGCTATAGCCGGTCTTGGTGGTGCTGCTAGCGCTAGGAACCCAGCTACCGGAGCGCTGGCTGGTGGTGTTGGTGGTGCTGCTGCTGGAGCAATGGTCGCAGGTCCAGTTGGAGCAGCAATAGGCGGCGCCCTCGGTGCTCTAGGTGGTGCACTTATGGGTGCTGCAAATAAATTTAAAATGGAAGCAAAAGAAGCAAAAGAAGCAATAGATACATCAATTGAAAGACTCAATCTTGAAGCGATAAGGGACGTTGGCAATAGGCTGTATGCAAATATTCAGGCAGTTAAAGAAGGGCAACTAACTGGAAATTCACAAAGCGCAATGGGTGGTTTTAATAAACAGATAAATAGGCAGTCAAACACTGTCCTGAAAGCAGCAAGAGCCATTCAGGAAAATTATAAATTATTTACTGATGAAGAGATAAAGGCTGGAACTGGTGCTGGAAGTGCTTCTGATGCAAGAACATTGATGAAACTTAAAGACAATCCAATTCTTGCACAAAAATTTAAAATGAGATATAAAATTGGCGATGAGAATATTGGTAACAAAACAATAGGCGAGGTTGAAAATTTAGTAAAGACAAATGCTGGCCATGAGTATAAAACTCTTTTGAAAGATGTTGAAATAAATAATAATACAAATAAATATGGTGGTTATAAAATATCCAAAAATGAAAGTAAAAAAATAGACAAGAATGCAACAGTAGCTGCCGAAAATCTTATTAAATTAACAGCAGATCAATTTAAAGCAAGTGATTTGTCAGAAAAGCAATCAAAGTTAAGAATTAGTAATCTTCAAGCGATGACTGGCAAAACAATCGCAGAAATTGAAGCGTTGGCTTACGAAACAGGAACGCCACTTTATAGCGCAACAGTAAAATATAAAGACATTGTTGAACAACTTGGACTAACAACAGTAAAGACTGCAGCACAAATGAGGCAGTCTAATACCGACATTTTATTAACTGCTGGACAAATATTTAAAGACATAATAAGCCAAAAAGAAGGCGTTAGCATCACTAACGAAAAAGCAGAGGCAATGCGCGTTCAGCTTGCAAACGGAACAGCAGAATCAACAGATGTTATTAAATTTCTTGACGACATGCAGGCACCACTTCTTTCAAAATTTGGTGGTGATCCAATAAAAGTTGTTGAATCAATGATGACCGGACTGGGAACAATTGCTGAACCAGGTAAGCAATTCCAAAAAGGTGGAGTTTTTGAAAATATAGATCCAAAACTATTCTTCACGCCAGAAGTTCAGAAAGCTCTTCCCGACTTTTACAAAGAAGCATTGAGTGGCTTAACAGATGGATCAGCAAGTCAGATAATGACAATTCTTGCTGATCAGAATAAAACCACAGATAAAAATTTACTGATGGATAAAATAAAAAATCTACCAATAGATCAGCAATTGGCATTTTTCCGTGGAGTTCAGGGCACTACAACATCTCTGGAGGATACAGCAAATGGGCCAGTTAGAAATATAGCAGTACCTGGGTTTGGTGGAATTTCGGGAGGAGAGGGTCAGGATACATCAACTGCATTCCTCAAGATGCTTGGCCTTCCTTCAATGACTACTGGAACATTATTCAAAGATGGAACAGCAATTGATAATGTAGTAACCAACCTAGACACATACTCAGCAGAAGTGCAAGCATTAATAACAGCCAATGATGAAAAATTTGGAAAACTATTTGCTGGGATAAATGCTAGACCAGACTGGATGGGTCCAGATGCTCTTAAGAAAGTATTCATAGAGGCTGGAATCATAAAAAATGACACCAATACACCGCGTGGTCAAATGGTTGGCGACACGACATCGAGCAGATTGAGTCAGACAATGGCTCGTCATTCCTCAATTGACGGAATGCTGACAGGAAAGAGATCAGTTACTTCCGCATACAGAACAACTGGTCTTGGATCAATAAATTCAGACCACGTTACAGGTAGGGCACTAGACCTAGTAGGTCCGAACCTCGGTCAATATAAAACGCTCACTGATCAGGCTGGTGGTTTTGCTGAGTTCCATGGACGCGGAGGAAGCAGACATCTGCATGTGGTTCCAGGACCTGGAGCAATGGGTGATACAACTGTTCCATCATTAACGCAGAGGCCAATGGCAATGACTCAATCTGGCGGTGGTGGTTCAACAAACTATTACACATTCCAGATAACGGGCGGTAATGCTTCTCCAGAAGAGATAGCAAACAGAGTTATGGCAAAGATAAAAGATAATGCAAGAGCCGAGATGGAGCGCTAATGCCTCATAACTACGCAAACAACAGGCTTCCCGATTACCTTGAAACCCCAAACTTAATCACCCCTCCTGGTACGTATTTTTTTAAAGAAGTCAGAAGACTTCAATCAACAGCAACGCAACCACTATCTCGGTATCCCGGATACCCAATATTCCATTTCTATAAGCAGATCAGAGAAGGTGGATCAACCGTAGAGCAGAGAGTTGATGACCTTGAGTTCTGGCAACCAGTATCTACTCTTCCTTACGTCCGTTACGATATAGATGACGAATATACAATATCAAATGCAAGAGATATAGAAACTCCGTTAGCGTCGGATGGCAATACTGGAAGAAGACTCTGGACGGAAGATTGGTTGCCTTTTACGCATAGGTTTGCTGGTGGCAAAATTTTTATTGCTACAAACAAATTTGCTGATATTTTTGGATCTAATCAAAAGAAAAATCCTTATGGATATAATTTAATACGTCTATGGGTTCTACACCCAGATTATAGTAATTTTTCTTTTATTGACGACGAGGGACAAAGAAGAATTTCTTACTTCTACTTACACCCTTCGTACAGTCAAACAGGAACAAATATTTTTTGGAATTTTTCTTTTTATGCGATACCCAAAAACTTAACATATTCACTATCCACACTAGAAGAAGTAAAAACTGCACAAGAGGATATTGTTTCTGAAAACTCAATATCAAATTATGTTGTTACGTCTGACTCGGTAAGAAGATCAGTTGTTGAAAGTATTGCAGAGTATGCATATAAATTTCTTGGAAAGACTCAAGAACAATCAGTAAAGTACGCAAACACGGTTGTTAAAAAACTCACGAATAACAACGGTGACGATATTATCCGTCGCCCATACGATAACGGACTTGCAAAGAAGACCGTAACGGTGACAAGAAGCACTTTTGGCGGAAGATCTGGGTACGTATCACCAGGGGTATCCGCAAATTCTAGTTCGCAGCCACAGATAGTTCAGCAGTATCGCGTTGAAGGAACCGGATCACCAGTTACAAATAGACACATATTTCAGTTTAAGCCAAACCAGGTAAGTTACTCGGGAATGGGTTCAGAGTGGACGGAAATACCAAGAACTGGAAATGTTCCTTTAGTTGACTGGAAGAGCTACAAATTGCTCCAAGTAACTTTTCAATTTCTTGTTGCTCCTGATGATAATGGAAGCCTTGATGACACAACGGATGGGAAAAAAATAACACTATCTATTGATGACAAGATAAGAACATTAAGGAAAATGGCAGTTACGCCTTATCCTGTTTATGTTCTAGGCTTTGACGAGATACTTGCACAGCAGATGCGCTTTCCATTTAATGCTGGTCGTGGAGTTGAGTTTATAATTGCAGAATTTAACGTAACTTCACTAATGAGGACCGACTCTGGTGAAATAAATAGGGCACAGTGCGACATGACGCTAAGAGAAATACCTATTGACAGCGTGAAGCTTATTGACTTTCCAAAAATATCATTCCAAGGAATTAAAGTTGAAAAAAAGAAGAAAAAAGGTGAAGAAGATACTGGTAATAACCTCTGGGACACTAACGACGTAAAACCATAATATGGAAATTAAATCTTTTCAAGACAGAAATAAAGCCGGGAATATATCAATTGCTGATATAGGTTCTGCTTCTTTGACTGAAATTAATAAACTAGTTGTTTCTATCCGTATTAGCTACTCAATGTCAATGGCCTCTGAACTCCAATTCACAGTTATTGATCCAGACTTTACGATGTTAGCCAAGAACTACTTCCTAATTGGAAGAAGTGTTATATACACATCTCAAACGCTTGGGACGATTGACTCTTTTGAATATTCAAAGAAAAATCAAAGAAATGTATCAAACATTGATCAACTTTTTGAAATAGCAAGAATAGATATTTCCGAAAGCCCTGGATCCTCTCCTCAAATCAGGATTACTTGCTATCCACAAGCCATACAGCAAATGAAAAGAGACAAGAAACCAAGCCAGATAACTGCGAGCGGAAGCAATTTTGTTGTTCAGGCAGCAAAAAAGTACGGACTCCAAAGCGCTGTGCAAAAAACTTCAAAAAAACAAACAATAAATAAGGCTTCTGGAACAAAGCAGGCTGAGTCATTATGGGATGTTCTATCTCGTCTTGCTACTGACTCCAAGTTCGTCGTTTTTGAAGTAAATGGAACTCTTGTTTTTGCAGCTCAAGAATATATATTGAATAAATGGGGCACAAGTTCTGAAGAAGTTTTTGAATGGGATAAGAAAAAGAAACAAGCAGTACCTAAAATAAAAAAATACGTGCCGCTACGGTACCCAAGCGTTTCAAGATACGGAACAAACGGGGAAATAATTGCTCCAGACTTTGAAATACTAAGCTTACCAAACTTGGAGTTTTCAGATAACGATCCATATGAAGGGCGTGGGTCTTTGAACCTCGCTAGAAGAAATGCAACGCAACTAAGACCTGGTATGACGATAGACATAACTGGAATCCCGCAGTTTGAGGGGAAGTACTTAATAGAAAGCGTTTCTTTTGATGACCTTTCGCCAGATCCAGTAAATATAACCTTCAGAAAGCCAGAAAAAGATCCAACGAAGATAAAAAATCTTAGAATTGGTGTAAGGACAAATCAAACTAATGAATTCCTTGGTAATGACAAGACTCAAACAGGCCCATATGGAAAGCTATCAAATAAAAGCAGAAAAATAATTCCAGATGCAGCTCGTTTACTTAACTTAACAACTGGGACTACCGAGATTGACCAAAAACTTCCTTCAAAAATATACCCTCTCCCATCCCCATTTAAGCAAACACTGTACCCAGTTGTCCCAAAAAATTTATCAGCATTTGTTATTGAGTATGGAAATACGGAACTATGGGGACGCCCAATATTTAAAGATGAGTCAGGAATATATCCACTTGACACAAGAATAGTAAGAGTTAATAGTACGGAAACAACAATATCACCAGCACCAACTATCTCTTTTAATTATTCTGGAAATATTGACTTATTTACTAGACCGGGAGTTCAGAACGGAGATTCAGTATCTACTGTATACAGTTACGGTTTTTACGATAGTCAAATTAAAAAAGAAGTTTTAATACCTACGGTCATATGGCTCAACGGAGAAGGTGTGCTAGTCAGCAACGAAAAAGCAGTTGCGCACTATTACAAGTATGGCGAACATCTAGGAATATTTAATACTGCTGCTGAATCTACTGCCATGGCTCTCCTGATACACACACAACAGGAAGAATATTATGGTGGAACCATTGGTACGTATAACGCTGCCGTAGCTGCATCTGGAAAATATATACTCCTTCCAGGCATCTACCTTGATGAATCATCACAGATAAAAAGACAGACTACGGATGAAGAAGCCTTTTCTCTTTATCAAGAAAATGAAAAGCACCTTGGAAAGTTTAAAACACCAAGTCTTGCCAGCAATTATAAAGATTTTCTTGATATTCAGCAAATACAAATACTTAAAAATAGATTCCCACCTCCGTTCATGGACTTCCCAGAGAGTTCCCTATATCCACTGCCAAGTGCAGGAGAACAACTTAACTACCCTTTCATGGGGAGTGGATTAATCACTGAAGGCAACATAAACCTATACACAGTTGCTACAAAGGAATTCCTCACAGCAGGAAAAACATACCTGCATTTACTTAATCCAGTAGTCAAGTATCCAGTAATCGAGGAGGGTGTAAATGGTGGAAATCCATTTGCCTTAGTCTTGTCAACAATATGGAACATAGATGGATTAAGCACCTCTTTGAATACAGAAAAGGCATATAGGAAATACCTCGCTGATGGACTTTTTCTAGCAAAATGTGAATCTGTATTTGATGCAAACATTTATAGAAGATTAATACTTCATCAGCAGTTGATTACGTTTAATGAGCGTTTTCCGGGATTGGGCATAAATGTCACGTGAACCACAGATAATCAGACGCGATAAACCGACAAGGAACCAAAGAGAATATGGTTCTTTTTATAACGGGGTAGTTTCTTCCGTGAGGGACGATGGGCGAATTAGCGTAAAGATACAGGAACTAGGGGTGACTATTGGGCCGGTGATGCCTCTAAATACTGGCGATAGTAACCATATGACAAAAGGAGACACTGTAATATGCACATTCTCCGACCAGTCAAGTTCGAGTCTTATCGTATTCGGCTCGGTGTCAAAGATAATTGATCCATTTTCGGTAATTCGGGATGAAAAAATAAGACTATTAATGGAGGTGTGGTAATGGAGTTGTCATTTCCTAGTATTGTTATAAATAGCAAAAAAAATACATTCAGCAAAGTAGTTTCATAAATGGACACAATAAAATTTCCAATAGAATTTGACTCTTCTGGTTTAAAGAAACTAGAAGATGGCGGAGCCGACTATTACTCCCAGATGCTCACAATTGCCCTACTTACTGAACCACATACATTGCCATTTTCGCCAAAATTTGGTGTTTATTCTCCAGAGTTTTCAGAATTTGACAAGAATCTGTTTGTTCTCAATGCTGCAAGGTTTGTTCCAGAAATTGAAATAACTTCGCTATTAACAAATTCTGAAGAAAATGGAACCGTAAAAACTACATTCTCATTCGTGATTAAGGAACAACAATAATGCCTGCTGACTTCTCTGAATATATAGATCTCACTCCATTTGACGTTCAACCGGGAGAGATGTACTTAAACGCAATCAACACTGCTCAACTTGCTCTTCCTGAATTCAACCTAAGGGTAGGTTCTCCAGAAGATGCCATATTCCAAGCCATGGCATATTTGAGTGCGGTTAACGTAGCCTCAATAAACCGCCTTCCAGCACGTCTCATGGCTGGAATACTTTCAATGATGGGTGTACAGAGATCAGAGGGGATCCCAGCCGAACTAAACTTAACCGTTACTGCCGACTCGTATGATGGAACAACCGTCCCACTTGGCACACTTTTTAGCTTTGAAGCAATATTTGAAGATGAAGTACAGGAATATGTATTTGAGTCTACGGAAGCAGTTTCAATACCGGCAGATGAATCACCAGGAGCTGGCGATCCATACCCAAGCGCCACTGTTCCAACGCAGTGCGTAAATTCTGGGTTCATAGCAATAGTCAATGAGGGTACCGAATTAAACATTCTAAGTTCTGGTGTTTCAGTAATAAGCGCAATCGCTACCAATTCTTTCTCTAACGGAATTGATGCTGATTCGGACTCAGACTATCTAGCCAGATCAGTTTCTTTCCTTTCTTCTTTGACTCAAGCAAACTGTAAAGCTAACCAAGTTGAGTCATATATAGCCAGCAATTACCCATCTATCGTAGGAAGGGTAAAGGCTTACGACCTGACATATGGGGACGAAAACTTAGGAAACATAAGTACTTATAGAATCGGCTACCCTTTAGCAAGTCAATCGTCTTCAATAGAATGCACATTAAGTTTTAGTTCACCTCACTCGTTTAATATTGGTGAAAAAATACATGTTGGTGGTATAAGTAATAGGTTCAACTCAGTTGGAACAAATCTTTATGAAATTACAGATTCTGACGAGTCAACCATAACTTATTTGCTTGGTGGTTCATCTACGGCTTCAACTGCTGTACCAAGCGGAGCATCAGTGACAGTTGGTGAAGATGTTCCTGGATATGTGACTGTATTTGTCTACGGGTATAACGAGTTTGTTTCATCTTCAGACAAGAACTTGATTATTGCAGATGTTGCAAATAGATCTGTTGCTGGGCTAACTTTTGAAATACTTGATCCAGATATCTTATCTCTATATGTAGAGGCTGACGTTGTTGTGAACTCAGCATATGACCAGACTCCGTTGCAGGAAGCAATAAATAATGCGGTAATTGACTATCTGAGTCCATTGAAGTTTTCCTACAATGAAGACAGGGTCAGAAAAAATCAACTGATAGCACTGATAAGTCAAATTCCTGGTGTTATCTATGTTGAGTCATTGCAGATTTCCCCAAATGGAAGCGGATGGCTTCCACAAAATGATGAAGATCTTATTTTCCAGAATAAAGGTGCCCTGCCTTTAATTGATGACGAAGATATATCAATATCGTTTACAGCAATAGTGGTTTAACGTGGCACGTGTAATAAACCGTCTCTCAACATACGACGCGCTTCTCTCTGTTGACCCATCTTCTAGAGTTGCAATTCCCCTATCTGGTCAGAATGTTTACCAGTCTTCGAGCGCAAACTTCATAAACGGATCAGCATCACTCTTTTTAACTGCCCCCGCCTCTGGTTCTGTTGCTATATCTGCTGGTGATCGCATATCAATTGTCGGAAATTCAAATTCATTTGAGAGCTACGGATCATTAACTGGCGAGAGGCTGGTGCAGGCTGTTGGGACAATTAGTTCACTGAAATTTGTTGTGATAGATGCTGACGCTTACGCAATCTCAAGACCCACGGCTGTCGGCGCCTCGGCTGACGCTCAGGTTAGAAAAGTATATTCACATTCTTGGGATGTGAATGCCACAACCCAGACAGTATCAAGCAACTTTGAAAATCTAAGTCGTTATGTTTTAAGAATTATTCCAGAAGACACAACTACCGACATAGTTATGACACTTAGTAACGTTCAGTTATTAGCAAGCGATACTGGAAGATTGTTTCAGTTTAACGCCAAATTAAAATCGGAATCAAAAATAGACGTTACTAGCAAGCTTGCAGAATCTGGTGAACTAGCAGGTCAGGTTGGGGTTTCAAAAACACTGTTTGGCGGAAGGTACGCAGCAATAAGAACAAATCAGCTGACACCATTGATTGGCAACTCTGACTATATATATGTTGATATTCAACTGACGATAAGTGGTCATTCCGGTGAAGATATCTACTTCACGCTTCCAAACTTGGTAGATGAAGAAGTTTTTTACGAAAATTGGTTTGTTCAAAAATCAAGAAGTATTATGCCAGACTTCTATTGGGACTATGATTACGATCAAGAAAATCCTAAGAATCCATTTTTTAAACTAATAGACGCAATGATGGTTGTGGCTAACCAAACAAGAGAAGAATATTTTAATAATATTCCTTACGAGAAAAACGAAATTGATTTACTTTCTGAACAAATTAATCCAGAATTTAGATCAAATTTAGTTGATCCTTTCTATGTCAAAAACGAATACATTCCTTGGCTGTCGCAGTTTAATGGGGCAAAGATAAAAAGAAACATAACGCTTGCAGACGGAAGTAGACTTTTCCCAAATACTGCAACAGAAAACGAGTACGCAAGGTGGCAGTTAAATACTGGCTTCTACGGATTGAATGCAGGGACAAGAGAAGCTATAATAGAATCGGCACGTCAGGCTCTTATCTTCACAAAAGATGGGACTCAGCCGACTAGGGCTGTTGCGCTGTCAACTGGATATGGCGGAAACGTATTCTCCATACGCATACAGACACTCGTCAACGAGACGCCAGACGTAACTTCTGACGGTGAGAGTAGTTACGCAATCTTGGACGCTATTGAGCAGGCTCGCCCACTTGGGTACAAGATCATTCATACCGCCGCTGACGTCTTTGAATTTACGCTTGGCGACTTTACTTTAGGGGTACTCGGCTCAGTCGGGCTTGGTTCTTGATGATGTCAATATTTAATGTATTTTTTAACAATATTTCAATGATAAACTGTTTTTATATGGGAGTATAAATTATGCCGATTAAAAAATTTGTAGATGCGGAAATCCTGACCGCAGATGAAGTAAATACATATTTGATGGATCAGACCGTTGTTGTCTTTGAAAACGCCGCGGCGAGAGATGCCGCATTTTCCACAGTAAACGCAGCCCTCCCAACCCGCGGTGACGGTGGCAGACTTTGCTATCTGAAAAACACTGCTGTAATCCAGTACTGGAACGGAACCACTTGGGTTGACTCGTCTTCGTTTACCACGCCAGATGACTCAATAACTAATGCAAAAGTAAATACAAGCGCTGCAATAGCACTCTCAAAACTCGCATCTGGCACATCTGGTCAGATAATCGTTGCAAACTCTTCTGGAGTGCCTACATACGTAACCCTCAGTGGTGATGCAACAATCTCCAATGCGGGCGTTGTCTCAATTGGGGCAAATAATGTTGCTCTAGGAACCGATACAACCGGAGACTATGTTGCTTCACTTGTTCAGGGGACGGGCTTAACAATAACCAATAACTCCGGCGAGGGAGCAACTCCAACTATCTCAATCGGTCAGGCAGTGGGAACCGCAAGCAATGTTCAGTTTGCAGCCATCACAGGTTCTTCAGCGTCAGTCACGGGAAACGTGGTTTATCACATAGGAACAGCATCGGTAGCCTCTGGTGGGTCGCTTTCCTTATCCGAAAACGGTAAGTTTGTTGAACTCACTGGCAATAGTGCCACGCTGACGGTTCCCAACATAAGTTGGACGCCTGGCTCTCAAATAACCGTTATGCAAATGGGGACAGGTTCTGCAACCATAACCTTCACGGGAGCAACCGACATAAAAGCCGAACCGCGAACTTCAGCCAGTGTTATCACCTTTAGGACGCAATATTCAAGCGCTACGCTGATAAACCGCGGTTCAGCCGACTGGTACGCCATAGGCGATTTGAAGGCCTAATCGTGGCATTAGGACCGCTATCTCAGCCAGGCGCTAGCGCAAGGCTTCCAACAGCCCCAACGAGCATTTCTGCCACGGCGGTCTCGGGTGGGCAAGCAACTGTATCCTTCGTGGCGTCAACCAACCCAGGCAAGGGTTCCGGGAACTACGTAGTTACTTCATCTCCTAGTTCATTTACCGCAAATGGTGCTAGTTCTCCCATAACGGTAACTGGATTGGCTACTGGTACTGCATACACATTTACGGTAGTGAAGCAATCTGGGTCGGGAATAAGTTCTGCAACTTCTGGTGCTTCTGGCTCGATTACCGCCTTTGTTCCACCAACTTTTGGCACTCAAACAGGGACATCAACTGCTACTGCCCCAAGCACCTCAACTACGGGTATTTCCAACGTATACACAACAACCGGAACTCTCAGTTATTCTCTTGGCGCTGGTGCTGCATTTTATGACTATTCAAGGATTTCTGGAACTGCGGTTACGCCGTCTGGAGACTCGCTAAGTGGTCTTGCTGAAAATACATCACACGAATGGCGTGTCAGAACAACAAATACTTCATCAACTTTTGCCTTAACCACAAGAGTCACCCCAAACGGAAGTACGACAACAGTTGCAGTTGAGTACGGAACCTCCGGGAGTTACGGTTCTAGCGCTGGTTCAGTAAGCATAGGCGCAGGGATATCTGAAGTCACATCGTCGTGGAACCTTGGGTCCAGTACTTCAGCGACCATATACTGGCGCGCTACGGCAACTTATGCTGGTGGAGCTTCAGTGCAAACAACTGGGACAATAAGTAGAGAAGTTTCTGTTTATAACGGTAACTCTACTGGTGCATTCATTACCTACACCAGTCGCACATACACCAACGATGCTACTTCAATGAGCATTACAAAACCATCCTACGGAGCAAATATCCCTCTTGAATTCTGGCTTACGGGTGGCGGTGGTGGTGGTGGAAATACTTCTAGCGCCCTTGGCTATGGAGGTGGGGGTGGTGGAGCAATAACTACAGCGAGTGCACTGACACATACATCTGGAAATATAACAATATCGCGCGGTGCCGGAGTGGCGGCTGGCGGAACCGGTGGAACTACTTCGTTATCGTACTCTGGTGGAACATACACCGCTGCTGGAGGAAATCCAGGAACTGGAAACTTCCAAGGCGGAAGCAGTGGAAATGGCAATGCTGGGCATCTAGGCAGTGGAATTACTGGAGGCGGTGGTGGCGGTGTAGCGGGTGCTGCTACGAATCTTAACGGCGGCTCTGGAAATACGTTTGTTCAGCACTCAGGAGGCGGTCCCGGATTCTACGATAATGGATTTGGCTCATTCGGCTATGGTGTCTACATATACAGCGCCGAAGGAAACTCTGGCGCTGGTGGCAAGGGCGCTGGCGGCTCTGGCGCTACAGGGTATTTCAACATAACATATGTCGGTCCAGCAAGAAACTAGCGAGGGATATAGTGCCATCATTTTATTTTGCACAAATTGACAGTGAGGATAACGTCATAAATATCCTTGCCTCAAATGAAGACTGCGAAGATGCGGAAGTAGATTTAAATTCTTTAAAAACAATTTTCCCTACAGATATATGGGTTCAAACATATCGGGAAGTAGAAGGCGTTCGCTTTGCATCAATTGGTGGAAAATACGACAGTGAAACAAACTCTTTTATTGATAAAAAACCCGAAGAATACCCTTCTTTTGTATTGAATAACGGTGGATGGTATCCACCCATCCCTAAGCCAGATAAATATACGGCAGACAATTGGCCACTTGAAAATGGGGAATATACTGACGCTCATGCATTTTACTGGGATGAGGAATCGCTATCTTGGAAAATTATGATTTTCAGGCCAGATAATGATATTTAAGCGTACAACCGGGAAGAACCATAAAGTATCGCCGCTTGACCTCGTTAAGAAAGATACCGACTTTGCTCCAGTTGAGATTCAAGAATCACGCTACTCAGTATGCACTGATTGTGACCGCTTGACCAAGACAACCAAACAGTGCAAAGAATGCGGTTGCTTCATGAAACTCAAGGTGAAGCTAGCTGAGGCAGTTTGCCCACTTAATAAGTGGTAACTAGCTCTCTTCAATCCCGTTAAAAGTAACGGATACAGACGCTCCACCGGAATTAGAGAAAACAACAAGTTTCTCAGAAGCGGTTAAGACCAAGGAAGTATTGAGAAGAATCGTTTCTTTTGCAGATATTGGGGCATCAAATACGAAGCAATCTGCCTCATTTAGTGTTGAGTCACTCGACCCAAGAACGCCAATCCTGAAAGACGCAGGCGATACGGTTGAGGTGTTGCAAGCCATCACCTGTTTAACTATGGCGGTTGTAGCTAATGGAACGGTATAGGCAATAGACGCAGAAGAAATCATTGCTGGCCCATATAGGCGTTTTGGCGTTATTGTCACTGGAAAACCTCCATTAAGAACTTTATTTTACTATTTAAATACCTTCAAAAGCATCATTTCTTAGTCTTTGTTTTTAATAGTTGCAACATTTTACCCATGCCTAGTTGAAGTATAATTGCTGCTATGGCTATAGATTTCCCAGACTCACCAAGCCCCGGAGCCAACTTTACGGTTGATGGCAAGACGTGGTCATTCACCGACGGCAAGTGGGCGCTCAATGTTGGAGTTGGTGGAGTTCAAGGTCCGACTGGTCCGACTGGTCCGACTGGCGCAACTGGTCCAACAGGCGTAACGGGCGCGACTGGAACAGTTGGTGCTACAGGAGTAACTGGAACAGTTGGTGCGACTGGAGTAACAGGAACGGTCGGAGCGACTGGTGTAACGGGCGCAACAGGACCAGTCGGTGCTACGGGAACCACTGGCGCTACTGGCAATACTGGACCAACTGGTGTAACTGGTCCTACAGGCGTAACAGGCGCTACGGGCGTAACTGGAACGGTCGGCGCAACAGGATCCACTGGACCCACGGGTATCACTGGACCCACTGGTCCAACTGGGGTAACTGGGGTAACTGGGGCGACGGGAGTTACGGGCGCAACAGGCGCTGCTGGCGGTTGGGCTACAACACAAACCGTCAATACACAAACGGGAACAACATATACTCTTGTTACTGGCGACTTAGGAAAAATGGTTACATTGAGTAACGCATCCGCCGTAAC